GGTGTTGTTTTATATGTGCCTGTATGAAGCATTTACACCACCGTTATGAGGAGGTCTAATGCGTCCATTCGTGGATATTCACTTCCCCCAATTGCAAGGTCTGCAATCACGAGCGGTGATGCTGCCGCTGTATTATTGTTCAGGTCCGTGATGACAAAGTTATCAACGCCTGTAACCTTTCTTACCTCTCCTTGGATGTCGGATGCTTCTACATCGTCGTTGAGTTCAAACGCGTTGATGAACGTTAGAATCGCGGAAGACACCGCAGTCTGTATTGTTGCCGCATTGAATCCAGTCTCAATCGTTAGATTAGCGGAAAGTCTGACATTGATCTTTGTAGCCTCTTTTACGAGAACGTCGCGCCCGAGAACAGCACTTCCTTCCTCGTCCAGCGCAGCTTGAACTGTTCTAACAAGGTTATTGTACGTATAGGTTATTGTGATCGCATCGCCAGCAGTCAGTGCAGCGGAGTAAGTGCCTCCCGCTAAGAACTTTATGCCTTCTACAGACCTCGTTGATTTTGCTATCCCTGATGTGTCAAACACGACTTCGTAATCGTCACCTTCAACGTGTGTATTTGCGCCATTTACAATAGACACGATCTGTCTAACTGGTGTCTTTGTTACTGCAATAAGCTGACCGAGCCCAATATAGGCATGTACTTCACTGGGAGACACAGTGAGAAGCTGATCACCGATGATGTAAGAGTCTACTGCACCAGCGTCCGTAGCTGCACGAGTGAGTAATGGATCTGTACCGTGAACAATATGTACATCCTCCACAGTTGAATACTCGTCACGGATAAATCGTTCGAGACCTAAAGCCGTGCTCATCTGGCGACCGAGAATGGCTAGGAGATAACGCTCTGTGAGTTGCGTATTCGTTTCTACGTCACCGCCACCCGTTGCCGCGTCTGTGTTCGTAACGGCGCTAAACCCAGAAACCATCGGTCTGAGTAGTCCCGTTAGACGACCAGAGCCTATATTGCCTGCTGCGCCCGTTGTTACTGCAATCATGGGCACAGAGAGTTCGTATTTATTGGTGTCGATGTTGAAATATGCCGACGAGCTTGCAACAGGTAATGTTGTGGTCTCTGTAACTACGAACGTGACTCCATCATCTGAAGATATGGGGTAGCCCTGAAAAACGACCAGATCGCTACTTGGAACATTTGACGAAGAAAAGGTCGCCATAACTGACGCTTGCTTTCCTTGGCTTCTAACAAGACCTTCATTGTAAACAAGTTCGTCTAAGTCTTCGTCTTCAAATGTGCTGATATTTAGAAGAGACAATAAGTCAGAGACCTTTCTTACGCGGTCGTTCTGATCTTCGAAGACCTCCGCGATAGGGTCGATGACAATGTCTCTTATAGGACCATAAGAAGTGTCATGCGTTGCTGTACGTGATGTAATACCAGAACGTATCTTAGTCTGGAATTCTGCTGCTGTAACTTTATCAATAGCCATTACACTATCGCTCCTGTTGCTGATTTTGTCTTGTTATCTGTAGTTTGTATATCGACGCGAAACGCAAATGCCGTCTTCGCTGATATACCTGCCGAACCCGTACTTACAGGATAGACATTAAGTGATCTAATCAGACTAATGCGTTCTTCGTCGGGCCTTTCTGTGTACTGAAATTTCTTTTGAAGAGCTATCATCGTTGAGACACCGTCACGAACAAGGCGCGAGATTCCCATTGTGTGACTAATAGTGCTTCCGATATGACCGACCATACTTTCGAGTCCTGCACCAAAGCCATAAATCTTTGTTTGTATAGCCAGCATCTCTGAAATGTCTTGATTGAGTTTTTGTCCGTCAGAGATAATCGTCGGGTGTCCAACACCATCGAGTACAATATCTCCTCCTTCCATTTTGAACGTTGTTGTCATTTTGAATCACATCCTTCGAATATGTCTAAAAGAGAAGTCAAATATTTGAGAAGTTCTTCCAGTGCCCTTATGGTTGCCTCTAAATACAACTTGAACGATAGAAGGCGTTCTAAGTCGTCCAATATTATATTAGCCTCAGCAGCGTACTCGTCGATAAACGCGGTTGCTGCTTGATTCAAGTCGCCTAAATCTGAGCAACCCTGAAAAAGCCCAAGAGGTAGAACCTGCGTATATTTCTTTATCTCTGCAATCACCTGATCCGCAATCCCACGTGCTATCTGCACAGGTATTACTGCGATATCAAACTGAAGTAACTGAGCCTTGTAAACATTTACTTGTGTGCGACCTTGCGCGATGTATAGATCTAAGAACGCAATTAGTGCATCTTTAGCCGCTGCGTTGAGCCCACAAAGGATAGATTTCACGCACGGACTTAATTCCTTGTCAACATCATGATTGATTAGAGCGGTTGTTGGCGCTTCTCCAGAGATTGCCATAGCCTACAGACTCACCTTTACCGTACTAGATACGGATAACTTCGCTGCCTGGAATGCCACCATCGCTTCACCAATTTGCGCTGCTGCGTTTGGTCCAGCGGCCCCAACCGAATATTGCGTTGATGTTGCAGCAATAGCTATAGCCGCTGAGAGCTTCGAGATACACTGCTGCATGTTGTCGAAGAAAGTATTGCCTAGGATAACGCCTTCAGTGGGAACACCAGACGCAGCAGTTTTCAGTGTTATGCTCGCAGACGATATGTCGACACTCGTAGTCCCAGTTATTGCGACCGTGTTGAACGTGGACGACAATTCCGAGCCTGTTCCACCAATGATGTCGAAGTTAGTTGAATTCGGTCCTTGTGTTACAGACGTGTTTCCTACTGAGTCTACCGTAGTCTTGAGCACTTCTATAACGCCGGTATCATCATAGGCGATGGTCTGACTTCTAAGCGACTTTCCTGTAGATGACATTACTTCGATCCCTAAAGAGTCGTATACGTTGCCTGCTTTGTGCTCGTAGATAGGTAACGGAACAAGCGCGGCAGCTACTAAAGATACACTGAATTCTTGTCCAGGCGCATTTTCAGGCTTGCCTTCTTCTTTCAATGGATCTGATGCTGATGTTCGTTTGACGTTACCAAAACGAAGCTCACTGTTCGTTGTCTTTAGCTTCAAAAGACCCGTTACTTGCCTTATCTCATCCTGTTGTCTCTCTACAGATATTTGAGACATTCCACTTCTTAGGATTAGACGACCTTTGTTCGATCCAAATATGTACGCGCCGCCACTACTTCGCATGTCCCATTCGCCTTGTTTGAGCGGTCGAAAGTCACGAAGACCGAAGTAATTTTTGCTGGCGTTCATTTCCTTGAGAACCGCGTAGGTTTGGCCTTGAGCAGACTTTTTCTCTTTCTCTTTGATACCACCGTACATCGCCATACACACGATCTCTGCATGCCCGTCTGTACGGTAAGTTAGTTTTACGTAGTCGTGCTTTTGTGGCATGTACCTTTGCCAAGAAGATTTTGTGCCGTTTGCGTTTGGTATTGAAACAGCGCAAGGTATAATTAGGTCTTGGTCTGCGGCACCAGGATTTTGACCTATAACTTTTACCGTAGCCGTACCGTCTTCTTCTTTTATGTCCACGATCTGACCAAGCCATAGACGACTTTTATACGCGAATTCATGTAGGTAACTATTAACCGTGCTCATGACTATTTTTTCCTGGGCTTAGACGACGCGACTGGGAGCCCAGCTTTGTGCATACTCGCATAATTGAGCCCACCGGCAGTGGCTACGCCACCAATTTCCGTGTGTATCATCTGCTTACCCTCGTTGGTTTGTCCGTCCCAGCCACGAAGATAATTGACGTCTATCGACATGGTCATACTGCTATTCCAGGTGAGTTCATGTTTTATGGACCTAGAACAACCAATGAAATTACGCGCACCAAAATATATGGGGCGGTTAGGTAAGATGCCCAGTCGAGGTATAATTGAAACGTTTGCTGTCCGAACATTTGAGTTCAGTTGCCTTAGTTTTACGTTCCCGAAAACCTGTGCTGCTGCTTCGGATGCAATATACCCTTCCGGCTTAACCGTTTCAGCACGGACACCGAATTGAGGTACTAGGGAACGCAAAAGTGTAATGGAGGGTGGTTGTGCTGCATCAATGGACAGACCTGTAGCTAGCCAATTCTTCGCGATATACCAAGGTGTAGACATTAATGTTTTTACATTTTCCTCCGAAAACGAACGCGTCCAGCTAATAATTCTCGACTCTGGAACAATTAACGTGGCGCTAACTGGAGGTAAGTCCAACACTGTATCGTCGAATGTATTACCTTCTCCCTTTTGGACGACATATTCACGCTCTCCATCCGTCCTGTCAGGTAAATTAGTTAGCGGACTAAAATCGTATAGAGGCATTTCGCAAAGTAGGTGCCCTTTAGGTGAAACATGGAAAGAAAAATCAATGCGCTGAATCATGTCGTATATTATGCCGAGTCTCGTCATCCATTTTGTGCGCGTGCCAGCAAAGTCGGTGGCAATATCGTTCATGAGGAGAGTCTTATTAACCTCTGGACCAAGAGAACTGGGCAGCAACATGACAAGACCACCACCGTCAACTGGATAGAGTTCTGGGTGCTCGCCCAACTCTTTCATGATGAAGTTCTGCTGTGCAACTAGATCAGTGGGCAGGTCGAGGGAGTCTCCCGTTGATCCATCCAATTTTAGCCACTCAAGATCTGAAGGCATTACCTCTGTGCGGACACGTGGATCGCGTAAGTATACATCCAGTTCGTCGGAGTTTATTTTCTCTACTCGTTCTTGCAGTTCCGTAGGTAACTTGTCTTCCGTACCTTCCGCTGGGACTCCCTCTAGCCCGTAATAGTATATTTGCGAACGTGAGTAGCTAAAAGCACCTAGGGCATCATCGTGCGCGGAATATTCTACTCCTTCCGGTGCATGGACACCATAGCGTGAGTCCGTCCACGCTGTAGCAGGTTTTATTTTTTTGTCTACGCCTTTTTCGTTTTCGCCTGACGAACTTGTAGTGCCCGTCTTTGCCTCAGTGCCCGCCGTTTGAACACCAAACAGCAAAGTGAATAATAATTCAGTCAATGACAACCTGGAGAACCCGTCAGCCCAGACTGTGCGTATAACGGCATCAATCGCTTGAACGGCCAGTGCTTCAATATCATAGAATCCAGGTTGTAAAGATATCCTCGCATGTCGGAGAACACGTGATGCATCTTCGAATCTTATTTTGACGGTGCTCGCATGATCTGCGGTTGATTCCTCTGACCAATCTGTCACGAAGCCTGCGAACATGTGATGCCATTGTTTCGGATTGAATGGATCTCGCCAAAAGATGCGGACAGCGTCACTTGAATGAAAGATGCAATCGCCCTCTTGAAATGGGTAGCGAAATGCCTCTCCAGATAATTCCTTGGCCGTTTTGATGTCGATGTTTATTGAGTTCTCGTAGCCTAGGTCGCCGAGCTTAGGCTGATTCACCTGTACTGATTTATCGAATTTCGCGAGGATAACATCCTCTTTAATTTGATCTGTTATTTTATCCTGTATAACTTCACGTGTTTTCGAAGAGAAAGCCGCGACTTGGTCCGGGGTGATATTCTGCATGCGCATACTGCGATCACTGTTCCAAGAAACCAATTGGTACGCGCCATCCGCTGCTAAGTCTTTAAGTGTGACGTTATTGTACAAGGCTTCTATGTCTTGCGCAGTAACGACATAACGATCACCTGGAGACAAAAGCGTGACCTCCGCAGAGTTTGGACTGCGGCCATCGTTGTGCGTAACGTGACACGAAGTGACGTCCTCGGTGACTTCTTGCCCGAAAATGAATATTCGCCACGCAGGAAACGCGTTCGTAACTTGTCCCTTTGTCGTCATTCTGTGACTCCGATTACGATTACACCCGGACCCGTTGCGTCGAGACTAGGGAACACACTTCCGGTACTCTTTGGGTGTGCTGCTACTTCTTCTGTAGAAACTTGAACAGCATCGAGAATAGAATCCAAGTCCGGTTCCGTGTGACTAACCGTGAACTCGAAGGTGTATTCACGTGAGAACGGTGTAATTCCTGCCTCAGAAAAAGTGAGCACATTATTATAGAATCCGTAAAAGTCGATAGGTACAGGAAATAGCGGAGACATGTAAGTTATGATAAATTCGTTCCTCGTTCCGTCTTTTAAGACTACCGGCTCTCGCGTAAGTTGGTACAGATTGTGCCACGCGAGCAGTTTATTCCAGTTCGAGTAATCTCTTTCTTTCTTTTTCTTTTTATCCGCACCAGCATAGGAACGACGGTCAATGTTTCCTGTATTCCCATTGAATGTCAGTTTCAATATGTCGTTGTTTTGTCCTTTTTCGTTTGCGAAGTGAAAGAATACAGATCCGTTTCTATGGTCCATTTTGGTGAAACGTTTAGGTTGCGTGAATTGTATCGTATGCGGATTGATCAACATTTCAACATTCTTGAAAATGTTTTTAGACGCGTTGTCGTAATTCCATTCTTTCTTTATCTCGTCTACGCTCAAAGACGTTTTCTTGTTGCGAGCCTCTTTTAGCGCCGTGTTTCGTATCTTCTCTGCACCGAGACGGTATGTACTCGTAAAAGATATAGGTACACGTACACTGTCATAGTTGGTGTTGTGTGCCTCTCCGTATCCTGATCCTATCAATGCCATTTATTTTACTCCTAGAGACTTGCGCTACCTACCACATCATGTGCTTGGAACAACATCAGAACCAGGCTCCGTCTTGTCTACACCATCGTCAACGACTGTGGCCGTAGTAGTAAATGCTATTTTTAGTCTACCTATTCGAAGCAGTTCTGTTTTGGCTTTTGGGGGCATCTTGCGTTGTGCTGCGATCCGATTGAGTATTGTCGTTCGCTCGTTCCATCTCGTAGACTTGCCACCATAGGCTTCACCACCTTCCGGCGTAATATAGGTGCCTGCTAACTCATCAAGCTCTTGGTTCGTTAGCGCATGTCCTGAAAATTTGTTTCTTAGTTTCGCCCTTATCTCTGAGCGTTGGCTCTCTCGCTTTGCCTTCGCCACCTTTGATGGTTTCGACAGATTGATTAAACCGCGCACTCCTTGAAAAGAACCACCAGACATGCCTCCTAGATCTTTGACCATGTCCTCCGCAACACCAGGGATTTCTGCGGCGTTATTCCAGATAGTCTTTAGGTCTTTTTCCATGCTAAATGAATCCGTTATCCACCGCCCTTTCACATGCTTCGCGATTTTTCTATTTCTGCCATCCGTGCGCGTGGGGTCAGACACGACCATTAAAATCCCCATTAAAGTAGTAGCGATCAGGTCTAAACTTTTCATGAGGAATTGCAACAACGAAGACGCTATCTTTTGAAGAAGGACTTGTAACTTCTTCTGCTCACGTAGGAAATCTGCCACCTTAAGAGGCTGACGGTCCTTCATATCAGTATTCAATTGTTTGATGAGTGTATTTAGTGCGGCTCTTTTCTGAGCAGCAGTTTTATTTGAACTCTTGTTTTCCGCTGCACCTTGGGCAAAAGCAACGAAGGCACGTGCAGTCAATGGATCAACACCTAATGCTTTCTGTGCGCCCCACTTCTGCATATTGGTATCTTTTCCAAACGTATCACTTAGCCACTTAGAGATTCCTCCTGCTGCCTTTGCGAAGAAGCCATCCCCCTTAGTGTCGCCCGATTTCATGTTAGCGAAGCCTTCTTGCCAACCGATAACTGCGTCAATACCTTGCTTCCCGAAAATTTTCTCACCGAATAACGCAGAAAGCCCTGGACGCATTCCGCCAACGGCACCCGCCATACCTGTCATTCCTTGCGCGGCCATCTGTTGTCTGTGCTGTAGATTTGCCTCTGGAGCTATTCCCCCGCCCTTGTTCCCGAGGAGGGCTCCAAACATGGGAAGTGTGCCTTCCATGCTAGAGCGTTGTAGACGCAGAGCAGACGTGACCTCTGAGAACGTGTTGACTAGAAGTGAGCCTTTTACACCTAAATCAGAATAGGCTAAAGAAAAGCCGACAAACTCTTGACTTGTTTTAGCTATATCTTGGCCGATATCGCGTATGCTTCCAGAAAGTGCTTTAGCTCCTGTACCTGCGGCCATGTTAAAGACCTTGTCCATCGAAAAAGTGATTCCTGCCAAAGAATCGCGGAGCATATTGGTTGGACCCCCCCTTTCGCCTTTAGCCTTACCGAAGACATTTTTCATCATGTCTTCTGCTTTGATGCCTGCGCTCGCAAAAGCAGAGCCTACAGCTTCGAGATCTGCTTTCCCTCCAATCGACATTTTGTCAAGACTACGTTGCATAGAGCCAAACACACCATTCAGATCTTTGCCGCGCTTACCTATATCGTCGAACGCTAGATTGATTATGTTTCCACTTGCTTCGAATTCTTGTCGTTTGATCTCACCTAATAGTAAAAATCCTATGAGACCGCCAAAAGGCATGCCTTGAAGTAAGCCCCGTGTGAAAGCCTGAAAATTTGCACCTCCCGACTTCCCAGAAAGTATGCCTGTCTGTCCTTCGCCGAGTGTCCCATCTCGGTTCTTTTTCATGAAGTCAGTTGCGGCCTGATTCGCTTGATCTCGTCTAGTGGCCCATTTTTCTTCGTGGTCTTTTCTTTTGTTCCAGAACTGTTCCCATCTACTTGAGACTAAATCGACAGTCTTTTCTTCTTCTTCGCGCTCCTTGCGAATGTTCTCCATTCTCTTTTGGTGCGAGTCATTACTCGCAGTGCCGCTTACGAAAGACGTCGTTGATTCACTGGGACGCACACGTGCGTTTTGTTCTATAAGACGAACTAGACTATTGATTGCGTCTATGACGTCTTGGTTATCAGCCATCGCGTTTTATTCCCAGTGCATCAAGCGTTTGTTGTACATCAGGTGAGTCCCAGTTCTCTTCGGGAGACATCTCTTCGGGTAACTCGAAAAGAGGATCGAGATCTCCTTTAGCTAATAGGTCACTGAACTTATCAAAGGCTTCATCGTCCACCGCTTCTTCTGTCTCCGCTTCTTTAGCGAAATGTTGTAGAATCTTTGGATTACCTACGAGCATTGACAATGGTACGACTTTCTCTTTACGGCCAATCTTAAGTCCAAGAAGACTTACTACTGCGTCTAAAAGTGATTCCTCTCTATCTTTGAGCGAGTGGAATTCAAAAAGCCATTGTACCCGCGTCATCATCTCTACACTTGGGTCTGTAAGGAGGATTCCTTTCCTGGCGAGGACGTAAGATTTGACCCCCCAGAAGTAATCCTCCTTGATGAGTTTCCCAGGTCTTCCTCTGCGTCGAGGATTTTTTCATCGAGCCCCGTGAGCGTGGTGAGAAGTTTAACCGTGGTCGACGGCTTGAGTTCGCCGACAAATTCATGGACTTGACTTCGGACCCACGCACGTTTGACTTTCGCGTCTTTCATTTCTTCTCTGAGGTCTTCGCCAGCGTCAGCAGGAAGGCTAAATAAATCATTGACGGATATCCCATCAATCGCGGTCAATGATGCAGATACCTTCGGTGTCATGATACCCGCTGCCATTTGCGTCGGTGTAGCGCCAAAAAGATACTGGTTGACCCAGTCTTCCTCTGCGGTGTTTAGCGTCTGTACAGTGTACGTGTGTCCGTCGATTTCTACATCGGCTGTTACAGGTTTACCTTGTATGAGTTTTTCTAGTAGTTGATGTCGTTTTGCCTTCATTTGATTCGCCTTCTTTCCTTCCATTGTATTGTTGCGTTGACGTTGATAATTCGATCACCCTTGGAGCTAATCGTTCGTCCCATGCTGGTGAACCAGCAACCCAGAAATTCGTAGACGCGCTTCCCTGAAAGAGCGCCACCGATGGCTCCAAAGGTTCCTCCTGACGGATTCAACCAGACTGTTCTGAGTACAAATGGGCGCGTCTGGTCGAGTAGCATGTTCCATTCTTTGAATGGCGCAGTGTCATCTGCAAAGAGTTCTTCTATGACTTTAGAATAGAGGTCGTAACGCTGAACATTGATCGTCCGCGTTGTCATGTGTCCTGGGATGATGTCTACCGGTTGACCATAAGCATTGACATTGACTTCTTGTATTTCGGTGAGTGCTCGTGATTGTTGGACGTTGAAGTCACTAATTGCGCCGATGACGCGACGTTTTGAACCGTGTATCCCGTGTATCGTCAGTGCATGGTTTGTTCGTGTAGCAGTGTTCGGCGCTTCTTTCGGCGAACTCTTGCCCATGTTCCAGCCACCGGACTTAGCCTTCTGCCGTAAGAAGTCCACTTTATAGTGGTCGATGTTTCCTGGATCAAATTTAGCCAATTGTAGCCTCCGCTTAAGCGGGTAAAAACGTGTCTATGACAACATTTACATCTTCTTTCTTCGCACGTATTCGATGGTTGCGTTTACATTTACGATTCGATCACCAGTTGTCGATTGAGTTCGACCTAAATTGGAAAACCAGCAACCGGTATATTGATACTTTAGTTGAGACAGGTTTGCGCCCGTAGCGGTTGGAGTATTCCAAAATTCTACAATATCAAATGGACTGTGTTGTTCAGAGAGCATGTTCAAGTCAGATTCAGCGCCGAACACTTCTTCCATGCGTGCGACATAGAGGTCGTAGCGGTTTACGGAGATCGTAGTTCCAGAGACATTCCCAGGTACTTTTTCGTAGGCTTCGCCTGGTCCACTAGCAGGATAACTTATACCGGCTCCTGTGGGTGGTGTGCCACCAAAAGCATATACAGCAGTGTGCCCTCGGGTCTGAGAAGTGTTCCATTGACTAATCGCGCCTACGTTTACGCCTTTGGCCCGGATGACCATGCCATGATTGGTAAAAGTAGAAGTTAATGGGGGTTGTACGTTACTCATCGTTTCTTATCCTGCCCTTATCCGAAGAACGGATTGTCGACGCTGTATTCACCAAACAATCGAAGTGCTGGATAGCGTAAGTTGTAAAAGTACTTAAAGTTGAACTTCGTCGGGTCGTTTGGATCTTGCGTGACTTCCATGTCATCGACATAACTCACAGGTCTAGGCAACCCCGAATCTGTGAGATACGGACCAACCGAGCCCGCGCTTATCTCACCCGATATGATAGATCCGATTACACTCTTGATGTCCAAGACGAACGAGGATAGGTCGGTCGGCACAATCGCGACGAGATTAGCGTCTAGTCCTTGAGTCATTTTGCGGGTGACGTTGTCTTTTTGCAGTGATGCCTGGATCTGTTCGAAACTGATCATGGCCCCACCAGCCCTCTCGGTCGTAATTGGATCGAGTAGCCTGAGATTGCCTGCGTCATATGTTACGACTGTCACACCCGCTGAAGCCATTTGAGCACGCTCTACTGTGCTAATCGGTCGCGTGATGGTGTCAATATCAAAACCGGCCAAGGTCTGACGAGCTAGCGTATCGGAAGGTGAATCAAACGATGTCTGTCTTGCTGCTGCTGCGACTGCCAAATAGGTCGAGTCGAGCGCAACGTCGTTTATGATTGTGCCGTCCGTAAGCCGCACTGTTTTCGTGAGCACGCCCACTTGTGGAGGTGCCATCACAATCAAGCGTCCGCGAGCAGCGGAGTTCGCCGATACTTGCAAGGTTTTAGCGGCTGTATAAATGATCGTGTCTGCTGTTTCTTTGTCGCCAATTTGAGCATCGCGACCTAAGCCCATCCAGGCACGTCGGTATTGCTTATTGAAAGGACCGCTATTGTTCTCAATGTGATCTTTCAAGGCAACCTGCGCAGCGAGTAATGTGCCCGCAGCGCCGACTAAGCAGATCTCGGTCGGTATCCCAGACTCACCAACAACGTCCAAGGCTTCTTGGATCTCAGGCATCGAGGGCGTACCAGCAGTTGTCGAATCATCAATCTGCGCGATGACTACACTCTCTGCACCATTAGCAAATGCGATCTCTATTGCCATAGCTAAAGGATTCGATGGAGCAGACGTCGCGGCTCCATGTCCTCCGACTTCGTCAAACGCTGAGTCTAGTGAGAAGTGACGGGTTAGGCGACCCGCAGTGCTGGAAGCGTAATCTGTTGATGGGCGATCATGAGTATATGAAACGAAGTAGGTCGAGCCGACTCCTGGTGCCTTGCCTGTGCCCTGTGTGTATGAAGACGCTACGACTACGTTAGAAAACAGACTCCCTGTCGCATCGTTCGCGGCAGGAGCGAATAATTGAAGTGCGCCGTTTCTTCCCTTTGTCGGAGACGTGAGAACGATAACACTACCTACGGCACTTGCTACAGCTTGGTATGCAGGACCGTAGACCAAAGAATCTGCTAGCTTAATGTTGATGTTTGTCGCGATGTCTGTGGCGGTAGACCCCGGTGCAGTCGTCCATCCATCTTGGGTCATCGTTCCGACGAGGTCTATTTCCAACGCAGCTTTGTTATCAATGGCGATCTTGAGAACGTCTGAAGCGCCTTCCGCCAGTGCATCCCCGACCGTGATGGTCGAGCCTGTGATCGAGGCGGTTGTCCATGCGGCTCCTGCCCAAGACACCTTACTCGATGCAAGCGTATAACCTTCAGCATCAGTGCCATAGGTATCTGTGCCTGCGAAGTCTCCGACTTGACTGATTGCTGTAACGCCCGTTGTCTGCACGAGGCCGTCTGCGTCAGGCGAAAGGGCGTCAGAAACATAATCGACTGTGTAGGTTGAACTAGCGGAGTATTGACTCGCAGCAATTTCTACCTGCGTGCCCGGTCGAAGAGGTGCGGCAGCGGTCGGTGCGCCACCAAATAGCTCTGTCGCACCTGTTCCCCCAATCGCATTGAAGATGACAACGTCAGACGTTGCTCCAGAAGTCGGAGAAGTGAGCTTTATGTAATTGCCTGATATTGAAGCTACACCAGCGTAGCTCGCACCATAAGAAGGGTGATCTTCGAACGCTGAATTGATCGCCGCAACAATTAGTGCTTTCGTAAACACAGTTACATTTGCAGCACCGGTATCGGATACAACGTATGTGCTCGTCGCACTAATTGTTGTATTTCCGGCTGTTCCTTGAACTGCCGTCTTGACCGTGAGAGGAACTTTTCCGTCGAATCCAATAACGAGTGAACGCTCATTAACATCAAGTGTAAACGTCCCGCCCAACAATGCGGTGCCGGTGATGTACGCAGGAGGATACCGAAGAAGCGTATCCGCGATAGCGGTTCCATCTTTGTAAACGACGGTGTTCGCTGTCTTTCGATCACCGCGATTAGCGAATACGGACGAAAGATGATAGCCACTGACCGCCGTGGTATACCAGATGATACTCTCGCTGCCAACAAAGCCTCGAACAGCCGCTTCGTTGGAAACGTTCTTAGAACGGTTGCCCGTGCCGATGAGACAGGTGACGAACGCTTGCCCTGCGATGTTGATCGCGCCAGGAACGAGAACTTCACCAATGTACGCACCTGGGTCGGTGTATTTAGACGTATTTAGTGCCATGTCACCTCAATACAAGAAGGGAACGGCGCTGGTGGTCACTAGCCTGTTAGGTCGGAAGGGGTAATGTACCAAGGAACACCAGGATTATCCGGGTGTTCGACCTCTCGATCAATATACATCGAAATGTTGAGACTGACGTCAAACCGAGCCGTGTAGATTTTGTCTATCCCATCATCTGTCCGAGCGACCTCGACCTCACTGCCCGCACGGATATTTGGCAAAAGGACGATCTGCCAATGTTCGCCCGTAACGGACTCGTCGGTAACTGAACGTCCGAGCAGCGTAAAGTGCTGTTGTTCCATGTAAAATGTCAAAAAGCTGATAATGAGATCGGAGAGTTCTTGTCGGGTATTCTCGTCTTCAGTCAGCGTTTGAAGTTCTAAAGTAAGATCCCAAGCCATCGCATAGCGATGCTTCGGTGGTCGCGCTACATTTTTCCAGTCATCCTGTAGACCAATAGACCAATCGGCTGAGGCCGCTTGCCCCCCTGGATGCGCGAACGTAACCGCTGTATCCGTGCGCGTCAAAATTACGTAACGACCATTATTTGGAAGATAGGGTGAACCCGTAACTGTGATGGTCTTTCCTGGGTCCGCGACACCTACAGGAAACGTATCTGTCCCTCCACGTGTGAGGGTCATGGTGCCGTTGCCATCGACGGTGATTGTACCTACTACGGGCTCTGCGATTGTTCTTGGGGTGCTTGCCGTAATGAGGCTCAATGCAGTCGGAGGTACAATTGGCCCGATTCCGGTGAGTTCAGCCGTTGCAGGACGTGAGGGAACGATTTCGACACTGTTCGGCGTAGGACGTTTGCAGCGGATTTCTACTGCGCTACTTTTCACTACCGCCGTTACATGCTTGGCACGAGCGTTGATGGCCCGTGCGAGTTCTGCCGGAGTCACCGCGCTCAAGGTTGCGAAATCAGTGGTCCGTAAAATGATGTCCTGTGTTCCCTCGAACGTGCGGACGGAAATGGTGTCCCGGTCGGCTGGGAAATCGAGAGGGGTCGCTGCCGGATCTGCTGAAAAGTCCCAGGGTCCATCAGAGGTCACTATCCTTGGAGCATCTTGGACAGTCGCCAGTTGTGGTGTACCAACGCTGAGAGGTTTCCACTGTCCTCCAACGGCAAGTACCGCGATATGAGGTAAGGCTTCGAGGACTTCTGGGTTCTTGCGCAAGATCTGAACGACTGTCTCGTATGGATCGAGCCCTTGATCGAAGCCGAATTGATACTTTTCGAGCGTGGGTATTTCGGTCAGACGCTCAGTGATGCCCTCGCCTTGATCGAGGAAACGTCTCAGTTCCCAGACGAGCGCATTTTTAGCGGTTTCGATGACCTGACCGAAACGAGTCGGTTCGGTAACTGCCCTGAATTTACGTTGTTCGAAAAGATCACGTGCCACAGGCTATACATAACTCGTCGATAGATGCGTGTGTCTCGTCCCAAGGCCAACGTAAGATCTTAGTGCCTCGCGACCATAAGTGATCGCCACTTTCAATCTCTGCAAGCATTTCCTCGTAACCCGCATGAAGCTGCATAAGGTAATCTAATGGAACACCTTCTTCACAATCGCGCTGCCGCGAAACCATACGCAGATAAGCCGTTTTGGGCTGCACGTCTAAATAAACGAGAAGACTCGGAGGACGTAAATCGGCGCACATGATGTCATAGAAACGTTGGTACGTCTGCCATTCAATATACGAAATGTGCCCTTGGTCGTGCATGAGCTTACAGAACACGCGATCACCTGGAAGACCCCGGTCGAGGATAGCACCGCGCCCTGTCATAACTTCCGCAGCGGCAAGACGTTGAAGCTGGAATCGTTCCGCGAGAAGATGAACCTGCATTGGATAGGCCCAACGTGCCGTGTTTGCGTAAAAGAGATTCAAATACGGATTCGTATCTACAGGTTCGTAAATAGGTCGGTAATTCAGTTGCTTTGCGAGACGTTCAACCAGCGTCGTCTTGCCTGCACCTAAAATACCTTCTACCCAGATAAATTGCGGTGTTGTTGACATGGCAAGATAACTAGCATGTCTACCTCAAAACACCAAGTGATATACTTCCCCACTTTGAGCACGCCTGTCTGAGAATGTCTGATGCGTCATTATACCAAGTTGCTCACTCAGCGAGACCTGCGTAAGCGCGTATCGATTGCCCTGTTGGACACCGGTAGTGCGCATATACCAAGGATGCGGGCCGGGAGTGCTGTCGTCAATGAGGACAGCGGGGGTATCGGTTGTTATTGACGTATCGAAAATATCCAAGGGAAGCGTCCATCCTCGGTCGGATACGTGATCGATTTGTCTACCTCGTGCAGCGTCGAGACCTGCTTTTTCCATGACCCAAGTACGCAAAACTAGAATCTGACCCGCAGAATAATCTGAACGAGTATCGGTAAGGAGCGTATTCGCGTTTTCGGACATGGCTCGCCTAATCCGTGCAATCTCGAACGCAGGCGACTTATCCCCCGCAGCAGTGCGTGTCATTTCAACGCGTAACTGAATATTTCCGCCATCGACACCAGGCTTATTCGCGCCGTTTATGTCTGCCAATGCGTACCAATTGGTCCCACCGTCTGTCGAGAACGTGCCAGTCACCGTATTGCCCGTGCCACGCAAGAAAGAATCGATCTGATATTCCCAGTCTGCATTTTTGGGGTTCGTGAAGGCTTTGACCGTTGTTGTGATGGTTCCGGTTAGTGCGTTACTATCCAAAAGGATTCTATGCGGTTGAATCCTCGTATCTAGTGAACAGTTGGACAATGTCCATCCAGAGGCTTCCGCAGATGCCCAAAAAAGCGTCTGGTGCCCAAAGCGAAGGAAACCGGGTGCATATTGAGCCCCATAACAGGTGTAACACGGTCGATCAGACTGTCTCGTAGTCTCACCAATGCAAGTACACGCAACTGCGCCAGAAGTACCACTGTGAACAGGTAGATATAGGTGAACAGGTTTCCCGAGTGCTCGCATCTTGTCGTATAGGAACACTTTGGTCCGTTGTGGCATCTGCTCTGCATCGATAATACGGCGATTGGGCGACCGGCCCCAGTATCCAACGGCAGTATGAGCGTTTTTTATCTTCGACACAGTCTATACATGGACTGGAGAAGACCACGTTGCGGCTCTGGAAGTTGCCATTTGGTCTTTGCTGTAGGAGGCAAGCCCAGTAGAGAATGGAGTTCCCGAGCGACTACGCAATCGGCATCTTGACCTAGTTTAGATGGCAAATAGACCGGAGATAGATCTACACCACCGTTCGAGATGCGACGGAAGACTGTTTGCGCGGGTGCTCCATCTTTGACCTCTATGTGTACAATGAGACCGTCAGCCACGCTCCAATGCGCCGAAGCATCCATAACATGAAAGACACAACGACGAATCTGCATGTTCAATGCACGTGCTTCATACTCGACCTGCTCACGCCAATGCTCAGCGTCGGGATGAACGCGAAGTCGGATAGGCAAAACTTCTGTAGGCCAGAGTAACCTCATACACGCTTCCTACGGACGTCACATGCACGGCAATAGTCTGCACCAATAGCCCTATCGCTCTCATGAATCCAATGGCGAGCACGCCAGCACCAACAATAGTCGAGAAGGCGATACGCAACATAAGTCTCTGGGGATACACCAATCCGCTTCGCTGCGGGAAGTACGCCCCGCACAAAACTCATGTGTGCGCCGTCTTTCGCCTTGCGCGTGACCGACGTTGGGTAACCAATGTCCTTGAGATCTCGATACGACAAGCCGTTGTTTAGTGATTCTCGTATGAGGTTCATGTCGTCTTCTGAATAAGCAATTAGGTCGTGAGGAAAAACGGTGTGTGACATGCATGAACGCTAATTGACAGTCTAATTACTGTCAAGTCGATTATAGTCATCTTCAAGTCGCACGACATCATCGACCTCTGGCGTAGACGCCTCTATGCAGATAACGTCAGTAATGGCCGTCATGCGATGGACTTGTCCAGCCTTTATTCGACGAAAATCACCTGGCAATAAGACAGTTTTATTCTCTCCTAATTGAAGCTCCATCTTGCCCCAAAGGACGTACACAGTTTCGTCTTTCTTCTCGTGGTATTGAAGCGAAAGACGTTTGCCCCCTTTGATAGAAAGAATTTTACCTGCGTATTTGTCTGTAAGTGCCCAAATAATCTCATGGCCCCAAGGTTTTTCTTTTTTCATCTCTTTTCCGTCGTGCATAAGACACGAGTGTTGAATACTTAACGCCAAGTTCTTTAGCTACTTGCCTGTAAGAAGTAGCGAATACGCGAAGTTGAAGTGATTCCCATGAAGGCCAGTTGATGACGCGAAGTGATTGATGATAGCAACTAGGTGAACAGTATTTCGCTCGTTTAGCTTTTGGCTTTTTGCATATAAGGCAGTAGTTCTTGTTTAGCCCTTGAACCATACGTTTCGGAAGAGCGCACCAGTAGGCGCAGCGGCTACGAGTTGTGCGAGACGGAAATTCGGACCCATTTCGAGTCGAATTGCTCCGTCTCGGATGCACTGTCGTTTCATGAGAGGTATGATTTTGTCGAGGCGTTGTGAAAGCGTGTTTAGGAAAGAAGCGAGCTTGGGTTGGTGACTAATCGTGAAGGTATTTCCTTGATCTGACCAATTATCGACATCGGTATCAATAGCAAAAAGCTCTTGAGACATTACGCCGACGAGCAAGCCCGAATCGAATAGAATTTGCTTGAAGTATTGACTAGGGAAGTTGTCTAGTCCGCTCCACAGGACTCCGACTGGATATGCGTTGATGATGCCGAGTCCGCCCATGAGATATGAGATGAGTTGCGAATCCGTGTAGCCCAAAAACACTGGATCTGTTGGATTGTCATCTACTAGCTTAGCTGATTTATCGATAAGTAACCGAAAATCAGGGATAAGGCTCATTGTAAGCGCAGAAACCACTCTCGCTGTTTGAACTACGTTGATTGACTCCGATGTCGCGTCTATGGCGATCTTCCAGTGGAACAAATAGTCACCCTGCGTTGTGGTAACGTTCTTTACAGGCGTTTCTGAGCCAAAATTGAAGTAATACTGTCCTGTAGTCCCGGCTGGTTTTACAATCTGCGTTCCCCCGGCAGGAGGCGTGAGGAAGTCGTCAGAAACGAGGACAGTTTCGGTGAGGTCCATAAGCGTGAGTTGAAGTGTCCCTCCCGCTTGCACATCGACGGGAACCCCAGATTCGTCTGTGACCAGTATATCGACGCGCTCTGTGGTCCCTTTGAGAATTAGCTCGATAGGTTGTGAATTGACTACAGGCATGACCTATACATTGATCCTGAATGGCTTCCGCGTCGGTCGAATGACTGTCCTGCTTCGATCTTTACTGATATTTGTCCTGCTTTGGTCTCGTCTTAGTGCAGTGCCACCACCGCTACCACTGCCAGATATCGGGGGAGCGGCTATAGAAACCGAGGGCCAGATCTCTACGACTTGATGCATGAGGCCCCGCACGAATGCACCTGTGCCCTCAATAGAATCACGTTGTACGTCAGATAAGGGCGTGACCGTCACAGGCATCGCGATCCTCAATCGATCCCGCACCCGTCGAACGGGTAGTGTCTCATGTCCAGGCGTAACACCGCTAGTCAAGGGCGTTACCTTGATCGTGATCCGCGTGCTTGAGGCGTTCTGGCGACTGTTAGGCATGTGCGATCTGTTCTTGTGCGTCGAGTCCGATCTTTACGGCGAGTCTTATGTCTCGTATTCGTAAGACATGACTGTCAGTGAATCCGAGCACGAGATCGTCTCCGTCCCAACCGACATACTCAACGTCGGTTAACTCTCCACACTCTGTTCCCTTCGGCTGTGATTCTAATTCTACTTGCGTATGATGTGCCATTGGTAATGTACTCCGTAACAACGATCCACTTTGCATCAACCATCCTAGAGATCGCGTCTAAGACGTCGTTTCTACTCAATCCTACTGTTCCTGCGAGATGTAAAACGGAAATCTCTCTATCCCTGTTTAATATCGCTAATATCGCCCAAACAGTTTTAGACAGCGCGGCTGAACGTGACACCTACTATCCCCCGAATTGTTGTCCCAGCATAATCGATGCTGGCTTCCGAGTATGTTGCAGTATCGCCGAGTGCTAATCCAGGGTTCGCGAAGCTGAAGCGAAACACACCTTGTGCATCAGCCGCAGCAACAGCAGAAGGCGCAGCTAATTGTGTTCCTGAAGAATCACGAAGACGCAGTGTCGCATTTGATTGATTTACTAGATCCAGAGATCTATCTGCCAGCCAAATATTTGCTATAATTGAGTTTGATGTAGAGTCGTATGTGAACGATTGATAAACCTCATCTCGATCTACACTTATCTTTATCTCCCCAATCTGAGGCGCGTTTGAGGCTGTCGCGTGCTCAATGCGAACTTCATAAACATCATCGTCGCGACCCGCCGTCGAAAAATTATAGTAATAGACACCCGCGTCGTTCGTTGCATCTAGTTCGGTCATAGCTTGTTGCCTAGTCGTCCAGCCCGCAGCTTTGAACGCACCATCATCAAAATCTAGCCAAGCATCATCAGAACGTCGCCGAATCGAAACAAGGACATTCGTCTGTCCTGTGAGCATCAATGTTCCAAGGAACAAAGGGGCTGTTTCAATACGCTCTATTGAACCCCGAGGAATTGTGACACAATGTGTCATTCGTCCGTCTCTTCATCAGCCCCCGTCTCCGCTTTTGGTTCCGGTTGCCTGAATTCCATCTCATCGAGATTGATGCTCCAAGAATCACGATCTTCTTCGTCTGCTAAGTATTCATCAGCTAACGCTTTCAGGGTGTCCTGTAGCTCGGCCACTGCTGCATTCACACCTTCTTCGCCGCGTTGCTTTGCGACTCGCTCTGCCGCCCATGCGTTGCTTCTAGCTTTGTCGAGCTTTGCAGCACACCCCAGTATTTTCTGCTTATCTTCTTCGAGCAACGGAATTGATTTTCCTGCCATTATTTTGAACCTCTTTCTAAGAATTGAACACCCGCATCAAGCACGTAACAAAAAGCAGCAGATGCGAAGCACCAAGCCAGCATATTGCATCCGTCTGTCGCATTGGTCGGTATCTTAAGATGAATAAATGCCCACGTCATCCAACCTGCATGAAATCCTGTGCAGTAAGTGCATGTAAGCATGTCATCCAGTAACTTGAGTTTGCCACGGAGTACAGGAACTTTGTGCTGTATACCAAAGCAGATTGCGTAAGCGATGAGTAATTGTAGTAACATTTTATTTTTCCCCTAACCACGACTTGTGTCTGACGTAGACACTAACCTACAACACGACGTCGCGACTGATTGTTCGAAAATGCCGATCCCGTTATCAGGCGCGACTTCTATGCTGCAAGCGAAATTGAGATCTAGCGTATACTGATTCAATGCGTCTACGATCATTTGAGCCTCAGCCCGCATTTCTTCTGTAGGACGAAGACCTCGCGTTTGCAGAGTTTCAATACGCACCAAGCGAGCGATGGCCTCACCCAAGCCGAGCGTCATATTGGTATCCATGCCCTATACATCACAAAAAAGATTGGATTGGTCCTCATGTATAAATAAGATGACAGAGAAAAAAGTTCTGGTGACAGGTGCGACGGGCTTCCTAGGCAGACATTTGTGCAAGGCGTTGCTCGACCTGGATTATCTTGTAGTCGGCACAGGAAATTCAGAGGTACGTGCAGAAGAATTTAATCGAACGTTCAAGGGCGCTATACAAATTTACACTTTTGACCTTGGTTGCGACGGACATAAAATACATCAAATAATGAAGGATCACTCTGTCGACTACGTTATCCATGCTGGCGCAGTAAAACACGTTGGGATTTGTGAGAGAAATCCGACTAGGTCCATCAAGGTAAATTTACTCGGCAGTGCTAACATAGTTGAGGCGTCGACAAGACACGACGTAAAAAACGCAATACTAATCAGTACCGACAAGGCAATAAACCCTTCGTGTGTATACGGCATGACTAAGTGCCTCGCGGAAAGACTCTTCCAAGAGTCGGGTTTCGGCGTATTTAGGGGAGTGAACTTCTTATTTTCCACTGGTAGCGTATTAGATATTTGGGATAAGCAAAGAATTGACGGCGACTCAATCACTGTTGGAGGTAATGATGCGATAAGATACTTCACTCCGATAACGGTTGTAACCGAGAGACTGATTGATTCAATTGGTAATCCTGACGTATTCACTGTCGAGAAATGTTACAAGATCGGATTGCACGACTTGAGAGACGCATTTTGCAAATACCACAACTACGATAAGGTAACGACATATGATATATTGGACGTAGAAAAGACTGAAGAAGACATACCTCCAGGCATAAAGATAATTGAGCCGTCGATAGACGGAATATGCGAGCTACTAGAACAGCACTACAGAAAATAAGCTATTCTGTCATTTCGATTATACGGGGGAACAAATTCTTCTTTGCCCATTCTTTCTTTTCATCATTGGTGTTTCCAAGTTCTCCTCCGTGGCGTCCGTCTTCAAATAGAACCGCTTCCACGGAATCTGAATGCCTGCGCATAAAGGGAAGATAATGATTCTCATAATGATGTGTGTCCAGCTTATCTTGCACGTATAAAATGCGACCTTCTCTCGGTTTATACGTTTCCACTAAATTGAATCGTTCGAAATATTTCTCATATGCAGATTGCACAGAGAACCCAGGGAAGACGTTTCTCACGAGGGCCTGGAAACGGCTTCCAGGTCCAGAGTAATACTTGAGTATGTCAGTCTGACCGTTTATGCTAACAGCTAAGGAATTCGGTATGTACCTAGACGCAGCTATTGCAGCGAACCCTCCACCGGACGAACCATAAAACACGATATCTTTTTCCTGTATGTTTTTGTATTTTGCTACGCTCTTAACTATTCTTGTTATCTTCTCCAGCGCGTACTCTCCAAATGAACCAGCATACCAAGTAATCGTCATATCTTCGTCCAGGCTAATATCTAGCGTAGGATCGGATATAGCTAGAACATCGCCGGGAAAGTCCCAAGACCAGCGAGGCCAATAAGGGCCGTTCTCAGTACGCACTTGGGCTCCGTGAAATAAGACAAATAATCGATCATGCTCACCTGTCCAATGAGGTCTCCACAGACATTGATACGTAAAATTCTCGCTGACATAATCAAACTTAGTGTCTTCCTTATCTGATATGGTCCTTAGCTCTTTGAGACTATGTACAAGCCTCTTATTCCTAGTCATAGCAACTTTCATTAGAACACCCAATGGCAAATGAGACTTTTTCTTTTGTCGCCGACAATCACAACTTGTGTCGGATGAACATTACAAGTCCACTTTCGTATATCTTTCATGCTGATCTTGTGGTGGCAGTTTTCTTTTGGTACATCGTTCCACCTGTACGGGAAGCTCAAGATAGCTGAATTGCTCACGCGCATAAGTTCCTTGAACGCTTCGCCTGCGTCTCTATTTCTGACGTGTTCCCAGACCAGCAAACCTATAGCTATATCGAATTGCTTATCCGCAAACGGCCAAGGTATGTTCGATGCATCATGTCTTATGTCAGGCGACCAAGTTCGTCGCTTGTCCATGACAACACTTGTCTTTATCAAGCTAAGACCTCTTGTTCCGATTTCCAGTGATTTCCAGTTATCTATTCGAAGACTACGGAGGACATCTAACGTTGCAGATATATGTTCCCACTTTTCTGTTCTCCAGTATGGATCGGATTTCTGCTTACTTAGGAAGTCTGAAAATGTAATTAGCATCTTAGTCACTCAAACTTAGTGCCGTCGATAATGACAGCGCCTTCCCAAAGACGGCCACGGAATTCCCCCCGAACTTTCTTGGGAACAAATGGAGGTCTTTTTATTTTGTTCTTTTTGCGTCTCTCAAGTTCGGCGAGCTTTTCTTTCATGTATTCGCTAGTTGGGCATGTTTCCTGTTGATGAATAATGCTGTTTGCGTGTCTGCGTCGGAAGTATAACGGTTGAGGTATAACCTCTCTTTTCATTTCAGCTAAGTCTGCTTGCATAAGAAGTTCTGCGTCTTCAGCTACGCGCCAATCATCAAATGCGCCTAGTCTCTCAATTGCCTCACGTCTCCAAGTCCACACTCCGTTTGCTGGAGGTTGCGGGAACTCTTTGGAATTTCCTCCTTTCACTTTTGCTGGTCTGCTGTCTCCTTCAGGACCGTCAATCCAAAAAGTGTTGACGAGGTCTACATTTTGGTCCTCAAAGGCTTTGATGATTAAAGATAGTCTTCCAGGCAACATGAGATCATCTGCGTCATGTCTTGAAACCAGTTCACCTGAACAAATAGAAAGTAGATCATTGAAGACAACCGGGCTTCCTCTGTTTTCGTCAAAGTGGACTATGCCAACTCGATCATCAGCATAAAGAGGCTCACATGCTACCTTGGTCGATTCACACCCGTCTGTTCCTAACAGGACTTCTATTTTCCAACCATCAGGTAAGTCTTGCGCTAATACGGAGCGCACCGCGTCTTCTACCCACGCTTCTGTTTGCCACGCTGAAATTATCACGGAGATAACATGATCAGTTGTGTGTGTCGTTCTCCAAGGGAAATCAGACACATATGAGTTCGTTTCTGAAAACTCTCCATCTCTTCCTCGCGTCCAATAAGACACCGCATCATTTGGCCCTTCGGGAATCCACCCCTTATCCCTTTTGGGTGTGATTATCGGGACACTGGCACGCTGTGCTAAGAGTCCTATGTCAACATCAGTTAGGTAACTCTCACTAAAAGAATCTCGGGTGAGGAGTTTTAGGTCTGTGTGCATGCCTAATGTACCCGAGCCTGGGACATGAACAGCCTTGTCTTCGCCACTGAATCCATGAAAACAGTCCACTATACGCGAAGGAACATGAGTTTTCGGGGTAGCGGTTCTATAATAATTACTGAAGTCTTTTGTAAGTGTTGAGGCATGCCAACTAATAATTGCTCTACGATTGTACCTTTCTATTCCTTCGATTGTTTTTGCCACGTAATCACTAGGATATAATATGTCATCGTCACATGTCATATAATAACCCTGCGCCGCGTCCATCCAAAAGAATTTACTTAGGTTCGCGTGGTCTCCGTGATCTTGGCTCCTAGCTACAGTTATTTTATCAGCAGATAGAAATTCAGGCACGTCTGGATAATTATTGAGGTAGACGTTTAGCTGATCAACTTGAGGAAGAAGACACGCTACAACTTTTTCAAGCGTGTCGCGTCTTCCAGGAATACTGGCGAGCGAAACTGTTATAGTGTCCAGCACTGTCCTGGTGGAGCCGAAGCCAAAAACAATACCTTCAACTTTTTTAGGTTCTACTCTCTTAGGTGTTTCTAAGCCCTTCTTATATTTCATCGCCAACCAAAGCAAGCAAAGGGCACTTTTATGTCTCTCTGGTCCACGTTCGGACTGGCCTTTGGAGTGTGCTAGATACGTATCTGGTGATCTGGTTAGTGAGTTACTATGTATTCTACGGAAATACAAGTCACTATCCTTGATGCACTTTGATCTGATTCTCAAATACTTTGCACGTTCTAATGCCTCGGTGTCTGCACCGCACCGCCATCCCCTGTAGCCGCCAATAACTCCAATCCATACAGACCGTCGCCACATAAATACGCCATCTGCGCACCGCCCCTTTGACTGCAATGGATGCCGTACCATGTTTTCATCACAGTTAGTATACCAAGTTCCCACTAATCCAAGTTCTCGGTCTCGTTGGAATTCCTCGATCATTATTAGCAGACGTCCTTCTCCCATAAGATCATCTGCGTCATGTCGGACGAGTAAGCACCCACGAGAATAAGGGACAATAGAATTATATGTGATATAGGTTCCGTTGTTCTCTGGAAACCAAACAACCTTGACCCTGGGATCTTGTATGTTTTTAGCGGAAGCCAACGTAGATGAACAACCATCGATTCCAACTATAATCTCTATGTCCCAATCAACGGGGAGTTCTTGATCTAATACGTTAGCCACGCACCCTTCGATCCATTTACCTGCTTTGTATGCAGATATGAGAAGACTAACCAGCTTAGGTTTTCCTGGCTCTGCATCAAATATGGGTTCAGTCTCGGCGGACGAGTCGATCATTTCCGAAAAAGAAATAAGGCTTCTGGCTTCTTGAGAATTTCCTATCTCGTTTTCTGTGTCAAGAAGAGGACGCGTATCTTCATAGACGTAAGAACAAAAACCGGGCAGGTCTAAATTGTCGGGATCTAACGGATCTCTGTGCAGGTAATTTCTGTACATTTGACGGACAATCTTTTCCCAACGGTAAACTTCATCAACTGGATCACCTGAAAAAACGTGTCCCTTTATGCGCTGAATAGGCTTACTTCGTTGACGCTCGATAGCTTTCTTGCGTGCCTCAAGCTCTTCCATGTGGAGAGGTCGACCGCACGGAGACTGGATAGACGCAAAGTCGATACGGTTCTTTACCTTGTACACATACCGTAGACGCTGTGCGATCTCACTTGCAGTAGCTAAACCTAGATCATAATTCTCTTCGATCTCTTTCTCTGTAGGATCTCTACCTAAGATATCTTGGTATGCTCGCGCAACCTGCTTACGGTAACGCCTGTCAATAGTCATCGTGCTCAAACTCCTTGATTAAGCACCAGATACCTAACCCCAAAAATATAGAAGTAAGCCATGTCTCTATGCCATAAAGATACACGACCTCTAAAAATGTTGCGTCTGTGTGACTAATTCTCAATCCCGCTAAGACTAAGATACCGATGAAGCTCAAAACTAAACAGGCTGTTCCTATTACCGCTCGCATATATCCTCCAAGCGACTACGCATGAGTGAGCCAATCTTTTTCGGTGAGTATCGCTCAATCCTGCGTAGTCCTCTTTGTCCTATACGTTCGCGTTCTTCAGGTGTTGCCTCGTAAACTTCTCGCATAGCCCTACGTAAGTCGGAAACATCGACCTCGGCCCACTCTTGCGTGACTCCGTCCATCTTCGCGACATACCAAGGAATCCACGGCATGCCATAAACAGGTGTCATCTGATAGCCGACAGGGTAAAAGTTCAGTGGATCATAACGACAAAACTCCATGTTGCCTGACCATGAGGTCGCGATTACAGGTGTCTCGCAGGCCATAGCATCTGACATGCCGAGACCCCAGCCTTCCCCGTAATGTGGCGACACGAAACAGTCGGAACGCTTGTAAAGACCAACCATTTTCGGGAACGGGACTAGATCTAGTATGAGTTCGAGATGAGGTAGATCTTTCCTTTTCATCCCCAAGTTTCGTATGATCTCTGCGATTTCATATGTGACTTTGTCTTGTTCGTCTTTTTCCGTGCTCGACTTGTACGTCTTTAGCACTAGACGAACATTCTCATCCGGGGAAAACTCCGTGAAATAAGCCTTCAATAAGGCTTCTGGATTCTTTCTCAGTGTCCACTGAAACACACTAAAAAACATGAACCCCTCATACGCAGTCTCCAACGTAGGATGAACAGCGAAATCTTCGTAGTCGACTACATGCGGTACACACGTCATCGGGACGTTCGGTAATGATCGCTTGAATACTTCTATGTTGAACTCATTAGGAAGCCATAGCTCATCGATCAGAACGTCTGACGCACGAATAAACTTCGCCCAGGACGGATGGATGTTCGTGGTCTCCCAAACAGTGTTTCCAATAGTGTAAGGCATCTTTCCTTTAGGCGTCACGCTTTTGATGTGCTTGTGCCACTGTTCAGGTGTTAAGTGTAATATCTGAACATTCCAATCCAATTCTCGGTCGATAAGCCCTTGGATGAGCTTGTCCTTACCTCCATATGATGTAGCATACGGCTCGAAAGAAACAGGCTCGATAGTAACCTCAACGCCCGCTTCCACAAGCGCGGAGATATATGAACGCGCCGCGTGACCATAACCGGAAGGGTCGAGCACTGCACCGACATAGCGGACTTTCGGAGTCATCCAGCGGCTCCAAGTAGGGCTTTGATTACATCAGGCGCACTACCACCTAGAAGGGCACTACTCATCACCGCTAATATAATAGGCCACCATCGTTTCTTGGTGTCTTCCAGTTGACTCAACGACTGCTCGATCAGTGCTACTTTTGTGGTTAGTTCTCTGAGTTGAGTTACATCCGTTTCGAGGTCGTCGAGACGTTTCGCTACCGTTCCGAGTTCTTGCTGCTGTGTCACAATTAGCAGACGGAGGTCTGTAGCCATTTTCACTGCCTCGTCTAACTGAGCAGCTATTTTCTCGATTTCTTTTACCATTTTCTACCTCCTTTACGCAGATCTTTAGTTCCATTGTTAGTGCGTGTGTTTGGTTGAGTAGGAGGTCGATTTCATTTTCCATGAGTATTGTTCTCCAATAAGTCTGCCCACATTTCTCCGACAGCGGACCAAGTCGCGCTCTCTACGTATCGTCGTGCGGGTTCAGGATCGAATCCTTTTACATGAAGTTTTTCTATTTGATTAGCGGCGGCTTCGGGATCGGTTAGCCAGCCTGGACCACGATTATCTAGGGCAGTCCAAATGAATCCACTTGGCGCATGTAGAAAGCCCCTGTCATCGCCCAAGTGCTGTCTAAATGGCCCGTAGTCTGGGGCTACGACAGGACAACCTGCTGCCATCGCTTCAGTGACACTTAGCCCCCAAGACTCTCTTCGGGCTGTAATGAGCATGCAATCAGCAGCGGCATACACGCGGCTTAGTTCTTCGTCGGACCATTTTAGGCGACCGGGCGAAGCGAGAAGTACGTCGCGCTTGGTTCTCAGGCCCAGGCAGCGCGTTTGTGCTTCGAGATTGATCCCATTGTCTATCGCAGCGGTATGCACGTATAAAAATGGTCTGGGCACCCTTTTACGGCGCTTCAGGGAAGCCATCGTTTGCATGACTTGGAATAGGTCTTTGCGAGCAGAATTCCGGTTAACGGAAACGACTACAAATGTGTCTTCATCATCAACGAAGAATATGTCTTTACGCGCTTCTTTTCTTTCGGTCTCAGTCAATGGATGGAACACGTCAACGTTTGTTCCATGTGGAATGACGTTCAGTCTTTCAAAAGTTTCGTTCGGTATTATATCTCGAAGGAGTTCGCGACCCCAACGAGTATGCGTAACGATTGTATCCGCGATTAGAACGAGGTCGACATCGTGTTCGTAAGGACCGTCGACCGGGAAATAATAGAATATTGGGCAATAAGGACGCCCTACGACAGATCTTTGTTCACGTATAACAGCTAAGTTAGAGGCCCATTTCGTCCCTACTTCGAGATCTTGAATAATGAGTAATGCCTCATACTCGCCGTCTAAGTATTCTCTGTAGACAATGTCCTCTCCATAAACAGTGACACTGTTTCCTAGTTGCGCAGGGATAATTCGCATGTTCTTGTAGCGTGTCTTATCTCCAACGTGATTGAACGCGACTTGCGTAACGTCCCAGTCACGAGAAAGGCATACGTCCGCGATCTCTCGCGCAACGCGAGCATGTCCAGTTTGACTTAGGACTGACTCACCGAAAATAAGAAGACGCACGTGATTACACCAAAAGAAAACGACTGTTGGGGCCGCAACACAGTCCCGACCCCAACAGTCTAATAACTAATTCCTACAGTGCAAGTGGGTCTTCAATTGCAATTACGAAATCAATCGTAGCTGAGGCACTTGCCGTGCTACGTGCGATTCCGACCTTGGTCACAAATTCCCCATTGTTCGACGGAACTAAGGGAGTCAAAGCACCCTTGAGATCTGGCGAAGCATAGAGACGATCACCAATACTACAACCGGCTTGTGCGTCGAGGACTCCCGCTAAACACTCACCGACTAGAACAGCTTCATCGCCGGTACGCCAAATGCCTGCGCATCTAGCTGTATCGACAGAAGAATCTGTTTCAGTTGCATTGACCTTACGTGCCTTCATCGTAGAATCTTCCTCTACAATGTAGAAGAGATCGTTGTTCGATGGTGTATCTGTATCAGATGCAGTATAGCCTTCCCAGCGGATTTCCTTACCCTCCGCGATGACCATGTCCTCATTGATGTCCATGTCTGAGTTGAACTCAGCTTCGGCATCCATCTGAACTTTTGCGTTGAACTCAGCGGTTCCGTCTACTTGGAAATAACCGTCAATCTCGACGTCTGGATCACCACTTGATCCACCAGTTTGACCAAACAACACATCACGATTGGTATCAATCGCGATAACATCCTCGCCATTCTCTTTGAGGCTGACACCGTCAACACCGTCAAGAATAAGCGAACCAGTTGTAGCAGTTTTTACAGTCAGATCACCAGAAGTCGCCGTGACATTAGATGCCCCAGTACCATCAATAGAGAAGGTACTAGAAGCCAGCATGTCATAAGTGCCAGTGACGTCAATGTCCATGTTTGCTGCGGCGTTTATGTCTAACAATCCAGCAGCAGTAATGTCCAACTCACCAGCAGTGGTGGTTTTCAATTGAAGCTGCGCACTTGTAACGTCGAATGATGACGCGGCTGATGAGGCCAAACTGATTGCGTTGGCACCACTCACAGCGAAAGCGCCATCAGTAGTATCAATCGTCACTTGGTCTAACGTAGTCGCACCATCCACATCGAGTGAGTCTTCCAACGTAGCAGCGCCCGCGATATTCGCAGCGCCATCAGCATCAAGCTCACCAATATGAAGTTTGCCATACTCACTAGGAGCAGCAAGCACACCATCAGTCTCAGTCCCAAGCTCACTAGCCATCTTGAACTCAGAAGCACTGGCATCGTAATAGACACCAGCCTTCTTTGCAGATCCGTCGTTGTATTTAGCATACCAACCTAGATCTTTGACATTCGCTGTGTTGTCTGTTGCAAGTTCGATGAGCGTGTCACCGATTTGAATCGTAGTAGCGTCAGCAAAAGTCTGACTACCATTTACTGTCAAATCACCCGTCACCGTAAGGTTGTCGTTTATCGTTACCTCAGAAGTAGTGTGACCTATCGAAATAGCAGAGCCGTCGCTAGAAGTACCAATACTGATTGTACCGGCACTATCTATCTCCGTATCACCTGTCATGGAAATATCGAGAGTGCTTCCTGCAATCGATACACCGCTTGCGCCAAGAAGGGTCAGTTCACCGCTAGTGACTGTTCCAACTGTAAGAGCGTCACCAGTTACGGTTACGTTAGACGTGCTTGTACTATCTAAGCTAAAGCTACTACCATCAACCGTGACTGCCCCGCTCGCATTTATGTCTACTGCACCCGCAGCAGACCCCAAAACGAGTGAAGTGTCACCGTCTATCGTGAACGTACCCGCGTCGTCGATGCTAAGATCAGTACCCGAAATAGCAGTTGTCGCGAATGTCCAGTTCTCTTCTACAACGACACCACCACTTGTTGATTTGAGATAAAGTGCAGCATCTCCATCAATCGTGATAAAACCGTCGCCCGTGCCTACATTAGAGGCACTGATCGTAAAGGTCTTATCCTCCAATGAGTCAGCAGACAGCGTCATATTCGTATTGCCAGTGCTGTCGAGACTAAGTGTAGAAGCATCCCACGTACCTGCACCTGAATTAAGATCAAGTGCGCCGGTAGTGGTCAAATCAACTTCTGCCGCGTTACCTATGATCGATATGCCAGCCGCACCATCTAAGGTGAGAGCGCCAGCCGATGTCGTTAGGTTCGAGGCCGAAGCAGCGTCAATTGAAACTCCCGCTGCATCAAGCGTGTAAGCGCCTGAACAATCAATATCCATCGCAGCAGCATCAAAGTCGACCGCCACATCAGCAGTTGTGCCGATGTTAATTCCGCTAGCCCCGTGAAGTAAAAGTGCTCCACTCGATGTAGTCAACGAAGAAGCTGCGTTAGCTGTAAGTGTTGCAGCACCACCACTAAGAGTAAGTGCGCCACCAGCTACGTCTAGGCCAGCACCAGCGTCCACATTACCTGCAAAGGTAACTTGTCCACCAGTAGATTGCGTAATCGCCTGATTGGTGACGGTTAGAGCACCACCGCTAACATCGAGACCTGCTTCTGCGTCGAAGTTCGTCGCAGCAGAGATCGAATTTCCACCGGTAATGACTAAGTCATAAGTACCAGCGTCGTATGTGATATTCGCCGCGTCATCGTTGCCATTAAAGTACAAGGCAGAATCGAGATCAGTCGCATTACCTTTCGGATTAAGATTCAATACCGACTTAATACTTGTGCCATTGTCATCTGAATACAGTTCGAACTCTTCGTTGCCTGCGTGCCATCTGAGATAACCGTGTTTTTCTGTAGTTCCATCTCCACCCGTCAAGAGCAAGAACGGATCTTCATCCTCACTGGTGTTATCTTGATTGATCTCAAAAGATAGATTATCCGTACCGGGTACAGAACCACCAGAGCCCAAAGCGCCCCAGCCAGTGTCGTAACCCTCTAATTGAGAAGTCGTGGTGTTGTAGATCATCATACCATTTCTGGCAGTCAAGGCGTCTCTTTGCGTCGAAGTCATCTGTTGGACGGATGGAGCACGAGTTGTGTTGTTACCCAAAAGCAGCGCACTTCCACTCTCGCTAAGTTCGCAAGAACCGAAGAGGAACCCACTTCCAGCAGCAGCAGTAATCGAACTAGAGCACGTGATAGTGTCATCTACGGTCAAAGCGCCGAGGCGCAAGTTACCGTAATCGGCAATCGATACGTTGCCCGCAGTGGTTCCGACTTCTGTCGTAGAAATCAGTGCCCATTGATCTGAGGACTCGTCCCACATAAGCGCGACATTTGTATCGTCGCCACGCTCGACAACGAAGCCAGCATCGACTGCTGCCGATCCGGTAGCACCGCTCGAAAGAACCATCAATGGATCTTCTATGAGTAAGTTAGTTGCATCGACTGTAGTTGTCGTGCCGCTGACAGTGAGGTTGCCACTAATGACTAAATCGCCAGCGACATCAACACCGGCAGATTTTACAGTTAGAGTTTCGGTAGTGCCAACGAAGAATTTAGTTTTGCTGTCATTGTCAGCATAGATCTCTGAGACCTTGAGTTGGGCGAGTCGCCCGCTGTGTGCGTTAGATGCCGTGAAATCGACGACAGCATCGTCGCGCATAGCCATAGTTCGTTTGCCTGTCTCGTCCCACATGAGGAAGCGATAGGCGCGTGTATTAAAAGTTCCTGAAGCCATTCAGATTACTCCTTTTTTGAAAGTTAAATTTTTACTTGTTCGTCGCAGGAGAAGAACGGGGGAGGTGTGAACACATACCATGATCACAGACCAACGTATCGTCAAGCATCATTTGCGTCTACGTAAAACCATTTGTCTGAGATCGTTTAGCCACGTAAAACAATGATGAATTATAGTGCCACGAAAACTCACTTCTAAGTCGTCTGGCGAAATATCTTCTGACATGCTTTCTAATCTAGTCGCAAAGTTTCGTGCCATGCCTGCTGCTATTTTGAGGTCTAAGGTAGACAGATCTAAAATAATATCAGACCGACGTTTATCAGGTCGCCACTCTACGCCCTTTACCGTAGCGCCAAGTGCTGCAAGGGTAGCAGCGAACGCTAAGTCGTCTGTTGTATATTCTGTTTCTTTCAATTCATGACCTCATCACCTTCGGACAACAACAATGATCGTTGCTGTGTCTTCTAATATAAATGCGAACTTTAGATCACCTGTTGATGGATCATCCCCTATATTTACGTCGTCGCCATTTCTAAGGAGAATACCCATGTGATAAACGTCTACATTTGCGTTGAAATCATCTGCATTATACGTGGGCAGTTGTGCGTCTATGTTAGCGCCAACTCCTGCGCCCGTAACATTCACATTCGCTGCAATTGTGGCTACTGTAACCACCGCCGATCCCTTGTCCACAGAAGCAGCACTACCACTTCCGAATTGTAGAGCAGGTATAGTTCTCATTGTGCCACCTTGGTCGCTACAGTAATCGACACGATACCGAGAACCATCCCAACAGCAATCATCACTGAAGGTGCTTCATACCAAGCAGGAGGATCGGGGATAAGGCTCTGCGTTGCTGCGAGCGCGGTTGTCGCCGTGTTTATTTGTTGCAGACGGGCGAGGTCGAGTTTTTCATAGTCCTTGACGATAAGTCTCAGATCATCTCGTTCTTCGGCGGCTTTAACGTACTTCTCTGCACATTCGGACGGCATCCATATTCCAGGTGCGCCCTCGTGTGCGAGTTCTTTTTCGCCGCAATCGGCCCAAGCTGAGGATAGGCTAAAGTGAAAGATTGCGCATGCGACGAACAATCTCACCAGGGGCCATCCCCGCGTTGCCAAACGCCTTGCGTATCTTGGACTTGCGTCCTTCGATGTTAGCCTTGATCTTCTCGACTTCGGCAGCTTGCGCCGTATCGAGTTTCGACTTGAGCTTTTCGATCTCGGTCTTCTGTCTATAAGCGACAGAAGCGGAAATGGTTCGTCGTGCTTTGTCATTTCTTCTGAAGATATACAAGACTCCAGCGAGGACAACTAACGCGCTTGCGACGAACCAAGCCCAAACACTCTTCATTTACTGCGCCTCAGCGCCTTTCCGAGTGTCTCCCAGCTTCCTATTGCCACTAAGCCTGTCGAGATTGCCGTCACAGCGATTGTAAACCAATCCTGAGAGGACTGAAGACCTACGCCGACAGAGGTCGCCATAGCCAATCCTAGAGCCACCCAGCGTGTGTGCGTAGGCTCTAAGGCAGGAAGAACGAATTTCCGTGCGGCCATGACCACAAACATCAAAACGACGCCTGCGAGCACTGCCCACGCTTGATTGCTGTATGCCTGCGCCATTGTATCCAAAAGCCCAGTCATCGCTGTTGTAGCTGTTTCTGTCATGGTAATTTCACTCTTTCAGCCGGAATGTCATCTTCGATGCCACCACCCGTATCTGCTTCTATCTTCGCTCGGGATCGCACATCAGCCCATTTCTTTACGGAGTGGTATGTACCATTAGCCCGGATGTATTCCAGGTCATCAAGCGTGAGAGTGCCCTCAACGGCTTCGAGTTCATCTAAAAGCTCGCTAGCGGGCATGCGGTTATTATCTGGTAAGTCTGAGGCCACTTGACGACACAAATGCATCACGCGAGGCGTGATTGTGTCTTCAACGCGGATAACTCCGTCATATTTCTCTCCGTCCTCGGTATCGAACACGGAGGCACTTGCGGGAGGACGAGAAAGGTCGTGTCCGATTTTCTGTCGAGAATATATTTTATTGTAACGCTCCGCAGCTTGCGCACGTGCTTCGTCCGCGCTTGCGAGTCCTCGACGTTTCGCTTTTTCTTCAAAGTAGGTCTCTACTTCTTCAACCGTCATCAGCATGAGAGCACCAGCAGAAAACAAACTTCGGACACTACCTGAATCCTTTATGTCGTTAAAGGTCGCGGTTGCTGACAAGTTTACGGGATCTTTTCCGTAAGGAATCGTCACACCACGAGATCTACCTGTGGAATCGCGAAACGATATAACGACTTGCCCAGGCACCAGACAGCGTGCCCACACATCGCGTTCTTCTTTGAAGTATTCAGTAAAATTGATCATTGTCCTATCTCCCTTGCGTGAGTGCGGACGCGGACAACGTCGCACTCCTGGTGGAAGCATGATTGTAAACGGACTTTTACGAGAGACTGAGGCAACCCCACTCTTGAGTGCTCGCCTCGCGACCGCTGGAGAAACATATTCAATGAATTGCCTCCGATGATCGAGGACGAGAACGTCGCCTGGTCGTTTTGGTTTATTATCATGCACCACACAATGCATCGCAGGATAGCGCCCGGTTTCGCCGACGTGGAGTTAGTAATTGACACCGGATGGTCACGCCGAACCACCCGGTGTCTGACAAGAATTTGTCTACGGAGTCCCAACCTTTTTCATTCTAGCAACGGCACGAGGATTGGTAATACCAAAACCGACCATTTCAATAAACGCCCAGCCTTTCACGCTCTCACGATGTGAGAACTTGTTGAAAGGTTCGCTGAATAATTCAACACGAACGCCCATCTCACCAAGATACTCAGAACCAGCGCATGCGTAAATTGTTCCGGCAGGAACAACTTCTTCTACGCCAGTACCAGCAGCGGTGATGACCTGTGCGTTGAACAAAGTGCCAACATAACCAGCGAGAAGCAATTCGCGCTGAGTCACAGGATCAAGAGCATTACCAAGACTAATCAAGTCGGAAAGTTCCTGACGATTGATGAGGAATTTCTCACAAACGAGACGGTGACGTTCAACCTGATAACGTACCGCTTCCATTTCAGAGATATCTACGCCATCAGTACCAAACGCTGAAGTCGCGTTCACCGTAGTAGAAGCCGCATCGAGGATAGCCAAGCATCGCTTGTCTTCTTCGAGTTCGATTTCCTGGCGAGCCGTGTCTTGCGCACGATCCAGAACATCATAGTTCATCTGATAGATATCTTCGATGTCTACCGTGGGATACGCAGTGATCTTGAACTCACTCGGCTGAACGTATTTACCGTACAACCGGCTTTCGATGCTCTGACCGTCTTGACCGACAACCCATGCAGTTGCACGGACGTCTTTCGCGATACGGAACAATTCACCTTGAGCCAAGGGGCGAACACGCAATACTTTGCGAGCCCAACCCTCATAGTCAACGATGTCCTTGATCGGGAGCAAAAGCTCTTGACCGAGGATAGCGAAGCCTTCGCCAGTTGGATCTTGAAGCGCAGATGCCAAAACTTTACGGCGCTCTTCTGGAGCAACCGTGGAAGCATTACGCGACGAGAATGTAGAACCCGTGTTCTTGGTAACGTTTTGAAGCAGATGAGCAATTTGCGTCATCGCATCTTTTTGGTCCCAAGCATTGATTTGACCTTCTTTGTCGAACATACGGTTCGATTCAGAGACCGGCCCAGTTCCACTGATCGCAGCGCGGATAGCACTAGGATCGTTTCCTGGGAAGGACTGCGGATTGGGATTGCCCGCAGGATCGATGTTAGCTTCGTCTTGTTTAGACGCGACCTTCTGCACACCTTCAACGGCACGCTTGTAAGGATTTAGAACTTTATCTGTCATTTCTAATTACCTCTTCCTTTAAGCGAGCGTTACGCCCAAAAATGGATCAGCCGCAGTGGGCAACTGAATTACGTGACCAACAATACTGTTAGCGCCCCCAGCAACAGCCGTGAATTGACCACCTGTGGTGGTATAAACAGGAGCGCCGATAGTCATTGCAGTAGAGTTCCCAGAAGCGTATTCCGTAGTGAAAATCGTCCCTGGACCTTGGATAACTGACATACGCCCTTCAGCGATAGTCGCGTCATCCATGTTATTGAAGAAATTCTTCCCCTGGAAACGATAATCAGTCTCGGTCATCTCGGAGTTATACGTCGCATAGTACGTAGTACCTTCGACAAACGTGCTGGCGTCTGCGTCATCGTTTGTAATAACGCCAGTTGCCGCATCGACAGTAAACTCTCCTAGACGTGTACCAGCGTGACCAACAGCAGCGCGAAGCGTTACGTTGCTGACGTTAGCTCGTGACAAGGCAGTTGTTGCGCCGTTTGCTGGAGCAATCCAAGCCTCGTCAGCGATCTTCAAAAGGCCGAGCGTGACTTTGTTCCATTTAGCAACACCGAGAGCCTTTTCTCCCGCAGAATTGCAAGCGACCAATTCACCACTTGCGTCAAGTTTGACAAGCATACCTTGTCGAATAGTTGCGGCATCTGCTGCTTTGTAGACACCTAAATTACGGATAATCTCACATCTGCCAAGATCCAGTCCCGAAGCAAAAACATCGGACTGGAAGGCAGCGAGACGACCGCTGGTTAAACCTTGAGAACCCATATTAGTTCACCTTCCCTGTCAGCAGGTCCGATCAGGACTGGAACTGACGTTTGATTAAGCCCGCCTTCGTATTAGACAAGGCTCCCCGAATAGACGCAGATTTATTGTGCCCATTCGATGGAACCGGAGTCGTTACCGATGACGAGGTGTTGAGTTGCAAGTTTCCTGTAAGAGCTTCTTCGCGGATTCTTGCCGCTCGACGCTCTTCAGAACTGACTTGTTCTTTGTACGTTAGTGTTGCGATGCGATGTGACCCCTGCCGTGCTGACAAGTCAGCTTCGGCATCAGCCAAGTATTCGTCACTGCGTCCAGCAAGGTCGGCAGCGCGAGAGAGTAATTGGTCGATGTGGGTATCACCGCCATCTTTCCATGCAGACTCAATGAGATGCACAGCAAGATCTTCAGGCATGGCTTCGTAGGTGATCGAGTGTCCAGTGCGGACATCGCGACCTACTTCGCGAGCGTTCGAGAGAGCGACACCTAACGATTCTTTCAACGGTGCGTCTTCTACGTTGATTGCTTGACGAGCCGCAACGAGTTTCAACGCTCGAATGAATTTAGAAATGCCAGCTTCCACGGCCTCGTTTTGTTGATCTTCTAGCTTCGCGATTCGCGCAGCATGAATTTTCTTCAGTCGATCTTCGACTTTACTGGTAGGCAACGCAACCTTATCGAGCATGATCCAGGCAGCTTGGAGGTCATCGTTTCCGATCTCACAAGTGTCCTCACCACGTCGAAGTGTGTACATATCCGCTGAAGCGTCTCGTTTGGTTACGAGCCAGCTTTCTTCTCGAAGCGTTTCTGCGTCAGCGTTGGCCCAGCTTTTTGCGGCTACGCGCCGTCCGATATACGAAGCAGCCCGATCATTCACTGGATCTGCAAGCGGAGTATCCTTTCCGACGTTCACCTTTTTGTGTTCAGGTCCGTCTGTGATACCACCTTCGAGGGCACTGGTAGCTGCATCTCCTCTATTATCGTGATCGGCATGACCTGCTTCAGTTACAGAATCACCGGTTCCACGTTCAGGTCCATCACTTTCACCACCATCAGTCGCAGATTGACCGGAATAAGCGGGAGGACAGCCATCTTTTTGATCGCAGTCGCCACCAGCAGAAACGGGATTCGTAGGTTCGCTACGTTTGATTGACATATCGCCGATTGGATCGGCTGTGATACTTGCGAATCGTGGCGAAATCAACGCCTTGTATTTTTTGGCAGTCTTCACGAGACCACCGTCGAACAAGCTCGATAAGATCTCTTTACCAAAATCCTTCTTACTTGCAGTTTTCTTTGCTTGACGAGCGCGGATCAACATCACTGCACCTTCTGGGGCGATGACGCGAGCATTTCCGCGCTCAGTGACTTCAACAGTCCACTTATTGTAACTGCTCTTGAACATACGCGCTCCTTGTCTCATACCCGGAGCTACCGGGGGTGATCGTCTTGTTGGGGGTGGTGGAAGTGGGGAATCTTCAATAGATTCAGGTGCAGGTTCAGACGGGCCACCAAGATCGAGACCTAACTCTTCTCCGGTTGAGTTCTCTGGAAGTTGTTCTTCTTGATACTCATCAATGCCCATAGAGGGGGCCAATTCGTCTTCAGGTAGTTCGCTACTTACTCCTTCTGGTCCAATAACAACGCCTTCACCATCGGGATTCGGTGCGACTACGATGTGCTCGCCTTCTGGGGTTTCATAGCTATACTCGTCTGCGGTCTTGTCTGCTTCCATCGGCGGCAGGCCGGGAGGAATTTCATCTGCTGTTTTTTTCATAGCTACTTTGCTCTCCAATTTAGCAAGCCGCGTCTTCAGCAGTAGAAGTTCCGACTCAGTTTCTAAGGACGTTGATGCAGAAGCAGTGGCTTGTAGAACTTCAATCGACGTTGCTTTTGGATCGGCAGGTTGATGAACGCGAGAATACTCGTCGAACTGTACGCCCTGACATCGCTCAAAGGCTTTACGAATCTCAACGCCACCGACTTTCGCATAACAAAAATCTGGTGACAACTTCGTGCCTGCCCTTTTGAGAGTATGTTCAGCAGAACGCTTTTCTACCCGTTGCCATTGTCCACGTGCTGATTTAGCCCACAGTGTACCTTTGTTGCCTCCGCGAATGTGTTCGCAGAATTCCGGTTGAGAGTAGGCGATATGGTCGCAAACGTTACATTGTGTACGCGCACAATTACAGCCCATTGAGCCAGCTTTTAGCTGACCTGTTCTCACACCTTTAGCGAATACTGGATCTTTTCTCGTGTCAACAGCGACCAAGATCTCTACGAACTCGTCTTTTACTGTTGCACCACACTTCAGACAATGAATACCACTCTCATCACGAGCGCGTTTGTCTAGTGTGTCTGACGCGCAACCAGGACAAGAAGCGATAGAGGGTGCGTCATCATTGTAGTGTGCGTCGAGGATAACGCCTCGTGCAGTCTTCGGATTATCCGTCTTGTGATTTACGTGATGCGGTTTTCCGGTATAAGACATGTAGACCGGCATACCTTCACGACGGTCGAAGCGGAGAAGTTCCTCGCGATGAAATGCGTCTTCGTTCTCGTTTGGTATATTGGTTGTGTTTGCTCGAATCGCTTCAAACAAGTAATCTTTGGGGTCGGCTGAAATATCGAATTTCGATGCAGCACGTTCGAGGATAGCGTTCACATCGATCTTTCGCGCACCGTCTGCATAATAAGAACGGTTAGGTGAATCGGAATCTTGTGCCGCAGATCGAATATGACCTTCGCTATCTACGTCATACGTCGCGAGCGATTCAACTTTGCCGATTTTATAGAAGCTCATTTATCTTGCTCGTCTTCTTCTTCTTTAGTCTCGTCATCGCTTGACGAATCGATCTGGGACTGGGACGGCGAAGGCGAATCGTCCGTGTCCAATGACACTAAACCTAATGTAGAATTTTCGGCAGTTCCGGTACGACGAAAGCCTTCTTCAATTGCCATCGAGTCTATAAATGGCCCACCATGTGTTCAGTGGTGCGGAAAAACCTCAACGGACCTTCATTTCTAGCCTACGTAAAAGCCAGAATCTTTAGAATTTACGGATAGTTGGGCCTCTATTCCACGAAGCTCATCACTAAACGCTTGTTTAGGTAAAATACCCCGTTTTATGAGGATAGCCTCAAACTGACGCAAGTCTTCATCGGGCCAGCCCCTCTGAACTAACCAATCATATACTTGTACCCAGTCCTCTTGTCCGTCTCCACTAAACTTAATTCCTTCCTCGGATTTCTCTGTGAAAAATTCCCCGAATATGGGGTCGTCTTTGAGTTCGCTTATGTTCCCCGTCTCTATCGCGAAAACCAAGTTATCTGCGTGACTGTCTTCTTTACTATTTCGCGTCTTTTGCTTAGTGTGCTCGGCACCTTCCTCTGCGGACGCGCCTAATCCTTCTTCCATTGGCGGACCTTCTTCCATTGGCGGACCTTCTAGCGATGGTTCGTCACCAAGTCCCATGTCGCTTGGCGATATTCCTGGCATGACCGGCCCGCCACCCATACCGCCACCCATACCGCCCTCAGCTTCTTCACCGCCACTCAGCGCCATCATAAGCTCTGGGTTGTCTGCGATAACTTCTTGCTCTAACTTCGCGTCAGCGGCCATCTGGTGAAGTTCGGCCTCATAGTCACGGTTCACTGTTGCCATGAGCGTTGTCTTGGAGAACTTGATTCCGAGGCTGGACAGATTGTTCATGGCATTAATCATCTCCCCATCGACCGAAGGATCGAGACTTCTGTCCCATTCGATTTTGGGTACGATGTAACGATTGTCTTCACGAAGTTCCTGTGCAGACCTGCGCGTTCTAACATACGGACCCGGACCCGAGACCTCTGCGGTCTTCGGCATGATCCAGCCGTTCATCTCCGAAACTTGCTTGAAGAACTTTGGATATAGCCACGCGTTTTCAAAGTGCTCACGTAACGCACGGAGTCGTTGCAAGAAGACTGTAAGTCCCGCAGCAGAACTTGCATACGTTACTTCTCCGTGCAGGAATCCTTTATTAATACCGAGTGCGACCAGTTTGATACGTTCGATAGTCTCCCAATGTCGATCAATCATCATTACGCGTTCTTGTACGCCAACGAGTTCGAAGGAGAGTCCGTAGTTGTAACAGATCCAAGCAGCGGGATCTAATTCAGCTTGAGCCAAAAGTTGCAAGAAGCGGCTTTGCTGTTCTGGACCGGGAATCCAACCTGTCGCCGGATCACCGAGCTTCGCTACTTTGAGCGGAGACGCTTGTCTTCGTGCAGTTGTAATCGTTGCACTGAAGATTGCGTCTTCTAGGAACAACGCTCTCCACATGCGCGTAATGATAGAAGTGCCTCGAACATCATATGGATGCAACTTCCTGGGGAGATGCGTGAAGTTCACTGAAGACAATGGTATGTTTTGTCTCGCGACTAATTTTGAGACGAGTTCTGCGGGTAGCGAATCTCGAATAGGCTTTAGCATTGGATTCGTAGACGTGAGAACGTTGCGTAACCGATCATCAGGAACGAACTCAGCGACGGCATCCATCTTGATAAACGGTGTGTCTATGATCTCTAATTGATCTGGATTCAAAAGAGTAATGTGTGACCAACCGCCCGTGCTCTCATCATAAAACATGTGAGGACATGCCTCACCGACAACGAGGTATTCGCGAATAAAGTACGGCAACAAGGAACGAAGTTTTACCTCGCTGCACATATCCTCGAATCCGTTTTTGATTTCGCCGTCGACGCCAATACCAGAAAGCTCGAAGTTAGACCACGGCATGTCTGAAATCATATCAACCGCAGTACCGATAACCGGGTCCATTTTGTGAAACAGTCGCCAATATCGGTTCGCAAGGAGGCGATGAACCGGATATTGCTGGCGGTCTGGGGAACTGAACTCAGGCTGGTACGGCATCTGGTTCGTCATGACGTTACCACCAGTGCCGATGCTGCTACTCGTACCGCCCAACTCTGATGCGCTACGTGTCCATGATGCGCCGTCAGGCAAAAGACCCTTATCTGATAAGACGTCCATGCGTGTTGCGCTTCCCGCCGATACGAGCTTGGGCTCCATCGACGCGAACTTCTGTGCGATGTCCTCGTGTTGTGCAGAAGTCAGTCCGTGTGGGAGATCTACAGGATCGCTCGCTGCTTGTTTCCGCACATCACCGTATTGGCTAAATGTTTTAATCTTCATAGTACGCTCTGTCCCGATGTCGTGTGACACCTAAGTTGTCGGACCCGCGTTGATACTGATCGTCACCTAGACCAAACCCACCGAAAGCAGCGACAATCTCGCCTTCTTCGGTCAATCCCGCATCTGGACGCTCTACATATTGCTGTGTCACGATTCTAACAACCTCATCCCAGTCTCCATCGAATTGCACAACTTGCTTGTTATCTATGAACACGTCGGCGGGAGGCTTCTCAATTGCAATATCATCAAAGGGTATGTTCTGACTACCTAGGTACTCTGCGATTTCCTCGATCCACTCGTCTCGTGTGTCTTCGTCAGGAGCGAAAGAGAGCCGAGCCGTCCATATAATGATTTTCCAGCCTAAGTCCTTGAGTGCGCCAAGTGCTTCGATTGCGCCTGGTATCGGTGCGCCAAATTCACCTTCGCTCGTATCAACATCGATCTCATCCAATATGGTGCCGTCGAGGTCAATGGCAATCATGGGAGAAACTTTCTGCCCCATACGCACCGTTTCTTCGTCCTGACTTTCAGATCTCGGTCCCAGTACAGGTCCATCTGTAGCGCGACTGCCCCGTGGCTCATCGGTCAAGCTCGTTATGCTTTCTCCCATGTCACCTTCGACACGACGCGCTTCTGCATCAGGGCCACCCACACCGTCATTACCTACGCCCTTCGAAAGAGGATCGGCGATAGTCGTAGTGTGTTCATACCGTAACCGGGATTTCATCGCTGCCGGTTTATCCTCGACTCCCGGTTCTACTATATGACTTTTTATTCGTCGCATTTTGTCTCACTGCTATACTTGCGCACGAGATCCCTCAATCGCCGGAAATTGGTGAGTCCTCTGTAATAGGTGTCTATATCCTCGTCAGAAACGATGTCGTCCTTGTCGAGAATCCCCTCTTCCATGAGAACAGAGAGCTTTATGGCGCGTTCGGCTTCTTCGACAGTGGCGTAAACTTTATTGACCACTACTTATACATAGTAATTCTTTCACGCCTTTGCGCCCTGCACCGTCTCTATTGATGCGTCGGGAGGCTTCAATCTCTGTAATTCTCGCGTTAGGCCAGTGAGAACCGATCCAGGTCCGCATTTGCTCAGTTGCACTACAAGAAAGGATGACATGTGCGCCTGCTTTCGACCATTTTGCTGCCATAGCCACCACTTTTACGTGGTCGTCATCACTAAAACCGCTGTGGTTATACCCCGTAAACCCTCCGTGATACGGTGGATCTAAGTACAAAACGGTTCCGCGCTTCACCACGTTCGAGGATATATCCTTGAAATCACGCTTATTTAGTTGAGCGAGCGTACCATGAAGTGCGTGCTGTAGCTCAGTGAGACATTCGAGGTCTGGTAGATGAATCTTACTTTCCTTGTTCCAGGCGACGTTCAACTCGCCTTTCTTGTTCATGCGCCAAAGCCCATTGAATCCAGTCTTACTAATGAGTAAGCGGTTGAGCCCTGTCTGTGCGCCACCATTCCACTCATCACGGAGCGCATAATAGGCAACTTCTGGGTCGCGCATATACCGAGCGACAAAGCGGTTTGCGCCTGCGAGAACTTTTTCTGGGTCGTCTAAGACCTCTTGATAAAGGTTCATTAGGCCAGGACCAACGTCGGAAAGGTGGGCAGCGGCCTTATCTAAAAACCCAGAATTCCATGCGGCGAAGAATACGGCTAGCCCTCCTGCGAATGGTTCGTAGTAATGCTCAATCGGATATGCAACAGGGAAGTGTTCTAAGATACGCTTCGATAGCTGACGTTTGCCGCCTGGGATCTTAATAATAGGTTTAGCTTTACGCATGATGACTAAAACTGCTGGGGCTGAACGGATATCCTGTCTTACTTATGCTGGCTCGATGATGCACACGGACCATGTGATTCACATCAACGTCTTCCTCGGGATTGTATTCTTGATCTGAAGCATAGGTCCGAAGATCGCATGTCGCTCGCCATGTTTGCCTGTCGGCATTGACCATGACCGTAGGTAGCCTTTCCCAGTAAAGGACCACCGCGTCACGGAGGAATTCGAGACTCCTTGTACAAACGCGACGTTTCTCGCCAGTGAGTTCGACGATGTCCATCGATGAATCACCATCTGTTACCGCTATTAATCGCATAGGTCCATATCACTGAAATAAGGTCGACATGTCAACACCCACACTGGCGCTGATGAAATCCATTCCAGCCTACGCGGACGCGGATTTTACATGCGGGGCATAAGATACCGTCTTCTTCGTCTCGCCACCAATAGTTCGACGCAGATAAAGCAGCAGTGCAGATTGTCCAGGCGAGAGGCCCAAGGACTTGCTGCGGTCTATCGTTTGTAGGTCGCCATACGATAGCGATAGTGTCTGTTGCCTCGAATGTCCAATACCACTGGGCAGGAGGTGAAAGCGTCAATACACGCATCCATACAGTCCACGCAAGTTCAAAATCCGCTGAAAATGCAGGAGGCGCTTCTATAGGAAAACAAGTGCCATAGGCATGATCGCACTGACGTAAGACAACGCCATTGACAAGTTGCCAGCCCTCACAGACCGCCAAGCCCATAACAGAAGTCGCTATACTGTGATCAAGGTCTGTATCTCTTTTCACCAACCTCGTCCCATGCTTGTTCCCCCACGCTGCTGTACGCGGTGAAGCTGTCCTTCCCACTGAAGACTTCCGGCCTCGGCGCGAGCCCTTCGCGCAGATTTCGTTCGGTCTTCAGCTTTCTTGGTGTATCCTAGGCCCTGGATCATTTTGTGGCAGTGGACGATGACTTGTGCGGTGTCGTCTGAGTTATAGCCGCGACGTTCCCCCTTTCGCGGATTGAATACTTTGTCGGAAACAGGATCGCGTTCGAGACGTTGCAATTCGTACAACGCAACACCCGCGCCTGACATCAAGGGTGGTTCGGCAGACTCGTCGGCTTCAGTTGGTGGCAGTAATGCAACACGTCCAATCATAGCGTCTTGCGCGAAATTCAGGAAGTCTTTTGTTTTCGTAGACACTTGTTCAGATCGAACACCGAGTTGCCGTAGCTTTTGGATTAAGTGAATTGAATTCCAGCGGTCGAACTCTACCTGTACGATAGGCATCTTATCGCGTAGCTTACCCAAGACATCATAGAAGCTATCGAAGTGGACTTCAGTGCCTTTCGGCGGAACAATGCGATACACAAAATCAAACACTGTTACCCATGTACTTCCGCGCTGCTCTCCATGGGCACACGCAATCGCGAACGCATCGAAATTCTTACCTGCATCACACGCAACATAGCGAGGCGCATGATCGAGCACGAGGCTACATGAATCCAGTTGTGGGGCCACATAACTTTGTCCGAGATCGTCGTCGAATGTAATCGTAGACAGCGTAGCGGATTGTTCTGCCTCATGATCAATAGACGATGTGATAAACCTTTCTTCGTCATGGATCAAAGGATGCGCAGCTTTCGGAGGGTGTGCGCCAAAATCACGCTCAGCACCCACCGGATCTTTCGCAAATTCGTCATCGAAATGCTCCCGTGGCTCCAGTGGGTTGAAATTCCAGGTCGCGGAATGGATAGCCATCATACCTTTCACACGACCAGACTGACCGATTCGCAAAAGTTCCATGCCCTTGTCTTCGTCGCTAATCGGGCTCGACACGCTCACCATAAGTCCCAGCCACGGGAGTAGGTTGCCACGCCGAGCGCATGAGCGCACAGTACGTAAAGAGTTTTCGAGACCTCGATAGATTTCAGATGCAGACTGTGCGGACTCTGTCTGTTTCATGCGAGAGATCTCATCTGCAAATGAGCCGATACGTGTACGACCTACGATTCCGCCCGAGTTTGAATTCAATGAATTTGTGGTCAGACGGACACCTGGCATTTCGTTGCGTATTCGCTTGTCACCTTCATCATAACGCCAAGGCTTCATACCCGGTGGAGTTGCCTGCGACGTTTCTTGGCCCTTAATCCAAGGGATTGCTTTTCTGAACCAAGGCGAAGCTGCGCGATAGTTTCGGTATTTCGCCCAGATGGTATCGAAGCTCTGTGTATCTGTAGAAGCGAGAAACGTTATCTCTAGTTGCTCCGCAGCAGGCATGTCGAGATAGCCCTGCAATCCCTCTGGATGGTTCCAAGCTAAGGACAAGCACTTGTGTTCGACGTAGGTTCCTATGAGCCCTGCCATGACACTCTTGCCGCTGCGCATCCCGACGACAGCATGGAGCATATTATACGATTTTACGATTTCGTCTTCGGTGAGTTGTGACCGAGTAGTATTACACTTCGGGCAGACGTCTTCTTGAAAGTCTTCAGACCAAACGAGAAGGAGTTCATCCTCTAGTTCTGTTTGTGTTTTGCCCCAACATGAGCCGTCGCCCGAATTGCAGATGGGGCATCGAAGCTGAAAGACATCGCGGATACATTCGTACTGTCTCCACATTTTGTATGTCGAAGGTACGTTGCACCAGTCCCGCCCAACAATCCATTCGATTGCGTTGGGCGCACTGACTCTTATGTCTGCGAGTTCTTTATCGACTACCTTGTTAGCCGATCCATCAATGTTAATCGCACCACCAACCGCAGTCTTCAGAGTGTTGAAATAACTACTCATTAACTGACGTGTCCTGCCGATCTGGAGGCGCACGTACAGTATCATCCCGTGTTAGCAGATGACGCTCAGCTTCGAGCGCAGTTTCTCTTTCATCAGGCGCACCGAACACTTCCTCACGAGATCCTTGTTTGTATGTTTTCCCAAATATCTCCCGCCCAACAGTGCCGTAATCACCTGGACCGTACTGAACCAGATAATCTCCTGCTTCTCCTTGCAGCGCCGTGTCGGACCAAGGTGGTTTCACTGAAAAGGGCTCGTCCATCTGCTTAGCATGTACGGGAATATCTTTTTTCGCTGCTACTCCGGGCTCTAATACATCATAGGTTTCCTCAAAGGTTTGTCGAGGAATAGGCCACCGTTCGCCCTCTGTGCCCGTCATGATTGCATCTCCAACCTCTGCGTGCTGTCCACCTTCTCTTGTTTCAACCGCTTGACCTACTTCTGCAAACGTAAATTTCAATGGGAGAGGCAGCTTGGCAGTTGCAAAGGCCCCGCTCACGGTCTTCAAATCTGGGCTGACATCCTGTCCAATTACCCCTGACATGTCTGCGGTTTCGGGCTGCATAGGAGGAGCCTCATCGGGACTTGGTTCTCTACCTTCCTCAAACTGTTGTATGGATTCTTGGAGGCCGCCTATGGCTTCAGACTGTTGCTGTAGTTCTTCCACTGAAGGCGGCGTGCCTCCTACTACCATAGGACCACCTTCTTCAGGATCGGCTGCCGTCCGGTCAAAAGGGCGCTTGGGAGCTACCTCTCGGGAGCCCTGCTTCGTAAGGGACTTGCCAGGTATGACAAAAATGTCACCGTCTTCGTCTTTGACTTCGTACTGCGATCCATCGCCTGACATATCCTTGAGAATCTTGACTTTGAATCCTTTTGAGAGGTCATATGTTCGACCTCCTCGATCACTTACTCGACAATCCTCAATGAGTTTCTTTTCGCTACCGACACAAAACGACTCGCACTCGCGTTCCGCAGGATCGATATATTCTTCGGCATCAGCGGTCTTTCCGCCCAGTCGAGCGACGGTGTACAAATGCGTCTTGGGTCGAACGACAGACTCTTGCGCACCTTCCGCCTCGTCAGGCGAATACATTGTAGACCGTCTCGGAATCGGTTGATGAAACGTTCCTGGCATGACTAATGCATCAAAGGTCGATTGTGCGAGAATGTGAGGTGTGCCCTCATGGACGAGGACGCTAGGGGGCAAGATCCGACCTGCTGTGATGACTAACGGCACGTCGAAATGGACTTTGACACCTGATGGAGTACGAATCGATGCGGTGATACGTACAATCCCATCACCCTCACCCTCGTCACCGAAGCCGTGCGCCCCGTGCTCTGATGTACGGGTCATGCCCGCATATCGAGCTTCAAGCTCTCCACCTAGATCGAAACCGCCAAGCGCGTCACGCACAGCCATAATTCCGGCAATACCGGGGTGTCCGTCGCCGACCAACATCCCGCCAGTGTCGACGTCACCCTGTCCGATATTCCATTTCAGGGCTTGCCCGATCTTTGAATACGTCTTTAAGCGTCTGTGATCTCGTCGTTTCTTTTGTGCTTCAGTAACCATGTGATTCCTCGTCTTATACATGTCGCCATAAAACCAGCGACCCGTCGTCTATCTTTATGTTGTCTGCGACCCCAAACTCGATGAGCCCTAAGCCAAGCATCTCTAAACCTTCATCTTCTTCCATCTCTTTGACGACAGTGTCGCGCAGATCTTTGTTTTCTACCCAGTCGCCGATGTCTTCTGGCTCTAGCTGTAGAAACTCCAAACTTGTTCGTAACGGGCTTTTCTTCCACTCTACGTCTTCTGGAACAAGCCCAAGGATTAACTTGATGCTGTCTACGACTTCACCGCTGCGAACGATGGCACCCTCACCCGGCTCGACCGTCTCGGACGCAGGAGAATAGCCAGTCATGTCACCCTCACCTATCCCCTCTGGACCCTTTCCATATCCGATGTTCTCGTAGGTAAATTTTTGTCTTATTGCGGGGTCTACTTCCCGATCTATGTAGTGGTCGTCCTTGCGCTTCTTGATAGGCTCCACGGGGAGCGATTCTTCCCATGGTCCCTCTGCGCCTTCTTCGGGTTGGTCAGATGGAGGAGAATCGTAGTCCGCAGAAGCCTCTGTGAGCCCACGTAATAGGTTATAGGACTGACCCGCAGCTTCCTTAGTCATGAAGCTCGGAAACGCACCGGGAACGATTGTACGTGCCCACGCAACAAACTCCGCAGCTTCTTTCGAGCCTTCGCCTTGTGATCCGTGAATGAAATAACTATAACGATTGAAGAACGAAGCATCTAAGTCGGCAATTCGTTCCTTTTCTTCACCTTCAGGCAACTTTTCCCAAGCCTCGTTCAACTTCGGCATCAAGCGTTGATGTTCGGCCTCTAATTCTTTTCGTCTTTTCTGGTCTTCTAATTCTTCAACTGCGCGTAATAGGCGTTCCACGTCATCTTGATACCACGCATGTGCGCCAATGGACCCACGAGCTAGCTCTTTTCGAACCTCTAGCATGCGTTCTACGCTATCGACACCATTTGCCTTGAATCCTCGGACATGCTCGGGTGTAATCATCAATCTATTACGACCAAAAGGTGAGGCGAGCGCGACTATCTGATCGATGTCTGTGATGCCAAGGTCTACGTATTCTCTGTATGTTTCAACGGTGAAACTGGATTGGCCCGACCGACGATTGACATCCCTAAGTTTCAGTGCATCCCGTGTACCGAGTCCTTCTTCAATCCAAACGTCTAGCGCGTCACGCACCTCGAAAGGTGTTACACGTTGCTTCACGAGCTTGCTCATAGCGCGAAGACTCGTGATACCTTTGGCTTTGTAATCCTCTACCCATTCAGGCGTGAGGCCCAACTTCGAGAGCCTGTACATTTTTTGCATGGGAACTCCGTATCGCATACGTGTCCATGAATCGAATTTGCGCTTCAGTCGTTGGTTCCCCTTCAAGATGGTTTCTGCATACGCTTTATAGAAACCCGGCTCGCTGCTATATCCGGGGTCTCCGTCTTTCGCGTGTTCGTGCGCTCTATCTGCGATGGAGATGAAAGTATCCGCGTCATACGCCTTCGCCAATGCGTAAATCCACCTAGAGTCAGTCGTGAGATGAGAACCAATGCCTTTTTCCAAAGGAACTTCTCCTGACGAAGACGCGGGGTCCATGATAACTAAATCTGGATCGAGCGCCCTGCGAACCTTACTGTCGAGTTCGTCTGCGGCCATTTCCCCTTCGCCATGTTCCTTGGCGGCTTCGGGCGGACGTACAATGATTTCGTCATTTGGACCGTAGACTTCTGTGAGCTTACCGTCCAAATGTATCGCAAGTGCGTACTCAGCCGGTAGACCCTTCTCGCGGTTTACGAGATAGCGAAATTTGATGTCTCTCTTAGCGTAGTCATCCCACGTCTTCTGACCGCGAACGATGCACCACTTATTTGTACCGAGTGCAACGCTTCCCGAATGTGAACTAATGTCGAATACGTCATAGTCACCGCTCAGTCCTCGATACGTTGTCCCTCTTGGTGGATGCGTCACGTAAGCTGGTTCCGGTAACTTGCTGTCTTCTACCGTGTCTTCAGTTGTCGTCCGTGGAACAGCCTTCTTCATCTGAGCGTCTACAGCCTTAGACAAGCTATCCACGTCTGGAAAGGCATCAATGTTACCGCCGATGTGCTTCGACAGCCTGTGATAGTGCCACGTCAGGGGTATCAATTCTTCGAGCCGCACATCCCGAACAACTTGCCGCATCTGCCAATCGATATAGCGTCTACGACCGGTTGGATCTGACTCGATCAGTTTATCCAACTCATCAAGGTGGTTTGGATACTTAGTCTTCATTGTATCAATCGGCGCGGCGACCTTTATCGAAGCGAACCGGTGCAGAGCTTCTTCTAGCTCATTTGGAAAGTCCTGGCCCGCACTTTCGAACCAATCTGTGATCGTTTTCGTGTCTGTATGATGCCCATAAGAATAAGACAACTCATCCATGTTCTCAGCGAAGCCGTCAGCGAGTTCTACCAGATATTCAGGAGGCAGACGTTTCTCCTTGAGTAATTTCCTGACGACGTAATCTGTGGTCGCCGCCATGCCTTCATGTTCTGGCCCTGGTCGCATGAGCAGTCTCTTTTGCGCGAGAGGGTCGCCATCAATTGCGGCCAAGAGCATTTCGTAAAATGCGACACCCATGTCAGTGCTGCCACGTTCTTCGTGCGATTCACTCACGTCTTCTACGGATTCAATTTGCATTTCATCTTGATCGCTGTACACCTCAAAACCGGACATGCCGTCCTTTTGCATTTCTCCCACAACGTACTTCGCTGGTGGTCCTTCTTCTTTGTCGATGTGATACCAAAATGTGAGGTCGTGCTCTTGATAATGATCCCAGATCTTTTCATCTCTTACGATGCACCAGTTCCTAGTGCCCAACCTTTTCGCGGCTTCGTAGGTATCGATTCGGTAAACCAAGTAGTCGCCAAACTCTTCAATGAACTCAGCGCCAGGGAAGTTGGGTGTCTGCTCCAAGCGTGTCCGTTCCCTGCGGCGACCTAGCGCGTCTGCGACTTCCATATCCTCTAGTCCTTCTGAATAGAGTTCCATCGCTGCATCTTCTAGTTGACGACGCTTACCGATGTCGCTTCCTGCAAGTTCGTCGAGTTTGCGCTCCACGATTTCCCCTGCTGCGGTCTTCACCCAACGGTCATCGATCTGCCAAATGGAACCCGGTGGAATGGAACCCATGTGAAGAACTTGCCACTGACCCGACGAGATATCCGAATCATCTGGATCGGGAATGAGGTCCGCAGAGTCAACAAGGACACGGAGGATGACAGGCTCGCCACCGTGCTGCGCGACTGCACGTCTGGTGTAAACTGAGACATCACCCGTCAGACTCAGGTACACCCCTTCTTGTTGGCCCTGCCAAGTAGAACCGGAGAAGCGAGGATCAAGACCTTCAGACTTTATCCGAGCTAGTAATGCCGTTGACGTACCGTGCCAAGCCCACACCGGACCCGCTTCAGGTAAATCCTCAACTCGCTCGACTTCATGAGCCTGCCCCTCTAAGCGCGTCTCCATCAGATCGTGCTCGTTTTGCTTGAGCCTTTCATCTGCCCCTAACTCGAACTCCATGATTGCTGGTTCGAGTTCTTCTATGAAATATGCGCGGACTTCTCCCTCGCTTCCCCGGTTCAAATATTCTTCGAGTGCTTCCTTGGGTGGTCTGATGAGGAGCCCACTGATAAGCAATTTACCTCCACCGATGTCGCTAGCACCGGCAGCTTTAGCTCGCTCGTAAATCTCATTGTACATCGCTTCTAACGTTGCCGACGCTGTGGCCTTGCGACCCATGAGTTCTTCGCTGCTCGGATGTGTAGCGGGTTCTATGTCGTGATAATCAATCTTCGCTAGACCTGAAGCGAAGAGCCCAACGGACTCATGACCGACGTTGCCCCATTCCTTGTGCTGCAAGAAATCGTTGATCCGTACCCCGTCATATCCAGCTTCTTGAAGTTTATTGAACTTGTCGATCTCTAAGTGCTGCGGGTTCATCAAGTCGCCTTCATCTTCAGTCATGTCGTACAAGCTGATCGGTTGACGAACGCGAATCGAGATAAGCTGCCCTTGTTCCTGCCAGTCCGCAGGCATGACCTCCCATCCGTTTCCGAGAAGAAGACCGTATTTAGGGCTCCAACGAATCCCAGAGTTATCAGGGTCGTCTTCATAGCCCAACGCTTCTAGTTTTTCGATGAGTTGTGGAGACGTAGGTGGCTCTACATAATTACCTTCGGAATCTTTCGCGCCCCAGGACCGAACACTGTGCGGATTGTTTTCGTAGTATTCTATCTCCCAAACGATTTCAGGGAAAAACTGCTCTATGAGTTCCTTGTTATCTCTGTCAGGGCGTATCGGGTAGTCACTTTTACTAAGGCTCACGCGCATGCGCATACCCGCAGTCGGAATGTAACTTTTAGAGACAGAAGGACTCTCAGCGAACCAAGCGAGACCGTCGACGCTCTGTCTGATCCCCTCACCAACTAATTCTTCGACTGTTCCGTGATAGAGAATCGTATTCACAGGTAGCGTTTCTTTGCCCGCTGTCTTGCCGAGTGCGTCTTGCTCTGCCCATTCGCGCTGAGTCTGCTCGGTCTTCTTGTTCTCCATGTCCTGAAGAATGTCGACCACCTTACGCTTGAGCTTCTTCAGGAACTTCTCATCGCCATGCTTTTCTGCATATTGAAGTTCATATTCATCGGATAGCTTCCAAGGTATCTCACTAAAAGAGTGGTAAAATACACTGGGCGTAAGACTCGCCAACTCTTGTGCGATGTTCCACGCCTTTGCACCGAACTCTTGTGGATTCCTCGTGTAATCTAGGTCTTGCTTCGTCTTCTTCTTGTCTTCTTTTCTGGTGAGAGGTCCATAGATATCTCTTTTGTGTGGATGCGGAGACCGAGACATTCCACCCGATAGCTCTTTTTGTTTGACGTGAATGAGTTCGTGTCCAATTCGAGCAATCAATTCGTCCCGCATTACAGACCAAGCTAGGTTGTCTTTGTGCGGCAGGTAGACTGTGAGCGCCATGAAATAATCTATCGGCTTTTGTGACCCACCTGAATGTCTTGTCTGTACCGCACCACCAACGACAAACTGTCGCGGAAACAGGAAGTGTGGTGCATCAAACTCGCGTTGCAAGTAGAAGTGGACGTTCTGCTTTTGTAGCGCGTAGCGGACAGGAGACAGCGCATCGACGAACTCGTTCCAGTCATTCGCGCTCATGACCATATCCTTGCTCATGTCGATAGCTGCAATAACGTCGCCCATCTCAGGGATAATTGTCGCTGCTTCTTTCTTCGAGGTTATCGGTTCCTTGTTGACGATTTCGATAATAGATGGATCGTATACGCCAATCTCTTCGCCACCCGCAGCAAGATTAGTCCATGAGCCAGTGCATCCAGCATCACGTAGGAATTCATGTGCGTCGTTGCCCAAGAGACTAAACAAGTCTTTAGTACCGCCCATTGAGTGCTTTATCTTTTTACCTGTTAGATCTTCTGCGTCGACTACCGCTTCTCGAAGGCGATCTTTGAGGTCAATCGGTGTTCCCCAAGTTGAGTTGTACAGACCGGAAGTAGGGATAGACACCTCGTACAAATAAGATTCGTCGCTGTATTTGCAATACCTCATCGCGATGTTTTTGTTCGTGGCGAAATAGATCGCAGGACCAAGAGGCATCACGCCTTTCCACCCTTCACCGCTGCCGAGATGATCGAGTGAGAATGGCCCATCACCGATGTCACGCCC